CGGCTCGTACAAGGCAGAGATGAGCCGTGGTATCGAATTGAAGGCCGTGATTATCATCGGATTTGTAGCGGCACTGACCGATTCGATGGGGTGGCGTGATTCGGAAGAACGGAGCGAATGGCAATGGGCACAACGAAAGTTGAACGTCACGTCTGCTTCGATGCGGTCGACGCTCAAATCGGATCGCACAATCGAAAGCTGACGACCGATCCGAAATTTCCGAACGCTCTACACATCGAGACGTCGCGAATTCGCATTCACGACGGGCAGTGGCTTCGCCACTTGCGTTGCCTTGATGATTGTCCGCCAGTCATCGCGGCGTTCTGTCCGTTCTGCGGAGAGCAACTTGACGTCTCGACTGGACCGAAAGAAGTTCCGCCGACGCCAATGACCGTCAATCGCGTAATTGCCGGGCTGAATCAGCCATTGCGGACAGAATAGATTTTTTTGACCCGCCACTCCCTGAATTGGTAGAGTGCGGGCATGAAGTCCAAAGTCGTTCGCTGCCCAGAATGCAAGAGTCCGTTTTATCGTCACGGGACGACCCTGCATTACTGGGCGTGCAGGTCGACTCCGGCTAATGCCGATCCTCTTTGCGACGACTGCCGATCACGCTTCGTCGATGCCAAAGGCCGCGTCATGCATTTGTTCGGGTGCAACTCGGTCAGCGAACTAGTCGTCGCCGAATTTGACGAGGAATCAAAGCAATGAGGCCATCACCTCTTGCGATCAAGTGTCGCGCAGCCGCATCGGGCATCACGATCAGCGAACGAATCGCCCGATTGAATCGCCAGCCGTGGGACGAAGTGGCGAAGCCACTGCCCGTCGTGAAGATGAGCCGCGACGAATTCGACACAGTTCCGCACTTTCAGAACTCTGTCCCCATCGTGAGCGTTCCGCGACGCGGCTACATGGGCTGGGGAACTTGGAAGCGACGGACCAAGAAACGGCACGATTGCGACAACTGGATTCTCGCGAAGGCGATTCCGCTCGAAAGCGGCGGATTCGGCATCGAGTGGAAGCGAATCGAGGTTGTTGGATGATGCAAATCGAACCCGGCGATCTCTTCGTGATAACTAAAGGTTTTCAGCTCGGCGGATCATCGTTTATCTATGCATCTGGGTTTGGCGACGACATTCCCGATTCAAAACCTCAATACGATCGGTCTTATGAGAGCATCGTATTTAAAGCCGTGGAAGTCTGCGGCCCAGTGATTGCCGCAGAGGTTGTCGCCGGCAAAACGTTCCGCGGGCAAAGGATGTATCACCTGAATCTGAACGACGTGACGGAAGTCTGGCCCGTGACGCCGGAATTCCTGTCCGCACTGCTTCAAGATCCGGCTTGCAGGCCCGCGGGATGATCGCGTTACAATCCACACATGACGCAAGCGATCATCCTCAGCACTGAGCAAGCAGTCGCCAAGGGCTGGCTGACGCTCGCCCCGGACATCCAAGCCCAGATGGGCAAAGCGTCCGAGTCGTGGTCGCCGGAGCAGCTCGACTCGGCGAAGTGGTATCTGGCGAGCCTCGGTCGTGGATATCGGACTAATCGGTATCTGGATGCGTGCCTGCCGCAAGTGAGCCCGAAGGGAAAGTTCTTTCTCTCGCTCACGCAACGCGACGTGCTATATGGAGGCGGAGCCGCTGGAGGAAAAGCGCTCGACCTGTCCACGCAAATCCCAACGCCTACCGGATTCAAAAAACTGATCGACGTTCTGCCCGGATCGCAGGTGATTGGTCGCGACGGCAAGCCCTGTGATGTGATCGCCGAATCTGACATCGAATTCCGCGACGGATGGAAACTCATCTTCGATGACGGATCGACAGCGATTTGCAGCGACGATCATCGCTGGTTGACGTTCGACATTCATGAAATGGCATCGCTCACGCGGCGAGACGATGAATGGCGAGCAGCCCGAAGAAAAACGCGAAAATCTCGCGTGACCGGCAACAAGAGCGAATTGTTCACGGCGTCGTTGACCGCGAGAAACCAAACCGTTCTGCGTCCGCCCACTTCTCCGCCGCCGACAGGGACCGTGCGAACTACAGCCGAGATTGTGGCGACGATCAAAGTGCGCGGCCGCACGAGTCATGCGATCCCAGTCTGCGATTCGGTCGAACTTCCGCCCAAGCGATTGCCGCTTGATCCATATCTATTGGGATGCTGGCTCGGCGATGGCCATTCCGATTCGCCCAGCATGACCACGATGGACGTTTCGATCGCGGAAGCATTCATCGAAGCGGGATTCGTAATCGGGTCGATCAGCAAGAAAGGAAAAGCCGGAAAGGCCCGCACTTTTTATTTTCGCGGAGGACTCAGAGCGAAACTTCGGCGACTTAGCGTGCTCCGTAATAAACACGTGCCGCATCGCTATCTGTGGGCTAGCAAAGAGCAAAGGCTCGCGTTACTACAGGGCCTTCTGGATACGGACGGCACATGCGGGAAATCTGGGAAGGTGCAGTTCTGCTCGACGAAGAAACAGCTAGCAGAATCCGCGTTAACGCTTGCTGCTAGCCTAGGCATGAAGCCGACCATTCGAGAAAAACGGGCCAAACTTTATGGAAAGGATTGCGGCCCATATTGGAGCGTCTCGTTTACCCCGACGATGCCCGTGTTCCGGTTGCAGAGAAAACTTCGTCGGCAACTGCCTGTCCAAAGGCGAGTGGTGAAATTCCGTTATTTGCTGGACGCGAAACGCATTCATTGCCGACCGATGAAGTGCCTTGTCGTGAATTCCTCCGATAGGCTTTTTCTCTGCGGACGATCGTTCCTGCCGACTCACAATTCGACCTACCTCCTCGCCGCTGCGATTCAGTACGCTGACGTGCCCGGCTATTCCGCGTTGCTGATCCGGCGGACGTTCAAGGAATTGTCCAAGGGTGCCAATTCGCTGATGACGCGGGCTCGCCGCTGGTTCGCTCCGCTCTATCCGCATATCCGCTGGTCGGCCCAAGAATCGTCGTGGGTGTTTCGCAACAAAGGCGGAGACGCCTATCTCACGTTCGGCTACATGGAGGACGAAGGCGACGAGATTCAGTACCAATCTCTCGAATACGACTTTCTGGGAGTCGATGAAGTCACACACCAACGCGAGCATCAGTTCCGCTACCTGTTCTCGCGTCTTCGCCGCAACGCCGGCTCGGACGTGCCTCCACGTGCGAGAGCCGGCACCAATCCAGGCGGCCCGCATGACGGCGGCGAATGGGTGAAGGCCCGTTACGTTACGGACGAATATCTGCGGGCCAGTCAAGATGAACGGTTCAAAGACATTCGACTTTGGGAGAAACGATCCGAGTGCGGCGATTGCGGCGGGACCGGAATCCTTCATAAGAAGGCGTGCGTTTATTGCGACGGAGTCGGCGAAGCCGTGCGTTATTTCCTGCCCGCACGAATGCAGGATAATCCGTTCATTGACGAAGCCGAGTATCGCCGCTCGATGGCCGACGTGCCGGCGATCGAACGCAAGCAACTCGAAGACGGCGACTGGGACGTGGTCCGCGAGGGAAAAGTCTTCCGCCGCGAGTGGCTGCGTCCCTGGATTCGCCGCGGCAATTCGTTCTTGCTCCGCGATCCACTGGACGCCGAATCGATCGGAGGCGACAGCCCCAACCGCCCGTACATTCACAACCGCTTCATCGACAACGGCGAGACGCTCACGTTTATGACGGCCGACACGGCTTACACGGCCAAGTCGTGGAGCGATTACACGTGCATCACAATCTGGACCATGAGCCTGAGCACGTACGACCTGATCTTGCGTCACGGCTGGATGCAAAAGGTCGAGACGCCGAACATCATGGAGAAGATCAAGGAACTGTACTTCGGCTCGTGGGACCGCGAGCGTGCCGCGGACTTCAATGTTCGCCCGGCCGTCTGCGACTTCGCGATGATCGAATTCAAGTCGAGCGGCATTTCGATCGTCCAAGAGGCCCGCGTGTCCGGGGCCGATGGCATGACGATCATTCCGTACGATCCGGGCGACCGCGACAAGCTGGCTCGTGCGAACGTGGCCCGCAAGCGATTCGAGTCGGGGCAAGTCTGGTTCCCGCACGGGAATCCGGGCTGGCTTGGCCCGCTCGTGCGACAGTTGCTCGAATTCGACGGCATCGACGACAGCAAAAAAGATGATTTTGTTGACTGCGTGTCGATGGCCGTGCATTATGTGACCAGCGAGCACAACATGCAGCGGCAGGGCTCGACTGAGGTTGTGACCGACGCGATCCCCGGCTTGCAGTTGCAGGGCATGCCGCTGCGGGGGACTGGGTTCGGGGCGGGGATGAATGGGTTGCCGAGCGTGAGGGGATGGTGAAATGAGTCGCAGCGATAAATGCCGAAACTGCGGAAAAGGGCTCGTGTATCAGCCCGAGTTTTGCAGCGACGAATGCGAACGCGAGCATTCTGAATTCATGAAGCGGATCGGGATTAGCGAAAAGGATCCTGTTGACAAGATTCCCACGACCCGAGTTTCGAGCGACAAATGACCGCAACACTCGCACCGCCACCAGTCGGATCCGGCTACACAACCGTCCTCAACGGCCACTTCGCCATCGGCGGACAGCGAGTCGCGTTCCCCGGCGTGAACTTCGACGCCAGTTGCATCTGGGGCATCTGCAATCCAGTGGGTGGCGTGCTCCAGGTCGATCCGAAACAACAGGCCGTCTATGTCGCTGAACTGGACCGCTTGCTCAAACTGGGCGTCCGCTTCATCCGCGTTCTCGGCATCGACGCCTGCAACATCAATCCGATCTTCCAATGGAGTGCGACGCTCAACTGTTTTCTGACGACGCAGTTCGACGCGGGCAAAGCTGCCGCATTGAAGTGGTTCCTGTCGGAGTGCTCGCAGCGGGGCATCTATTACATGATCCCCCTGCACTACAAGCGATTCCTTTGTGCGGCCGATCTTGGGACGAACCCGAGCCCGCTCGCCCAAGAGTGCCTTGCTCAGTCGTGGGAACCGGGACAGGCGGGGCAGTCGCCACCGTGGGATCTCTTCGACACGCAAACGCTCCAGCCGTTGTTGATGCAGTTTGACACGCAAATCGCCAACTTGATCGGCGACGATCAGGCGTTTGTCGGCTATGAACTCGAAAACGAAAACCCGGTCGTCAAAGCCGGCCAGTGGAGTTTCAGTGCCACGACGAAGCCGAAGCTGGAGGCCGCCCGCTCGGCAGCGTTCACGGCTTGGCAGAAACAAAACCCCGGTCTGACGGGGCAAACCGCCGTCAACAAGTTTTGGGCAGACACGGAAATTGCCGCCCAATATCAGCGGATAACGAATCTCAAAAAGATTCAGCCGAACGCTCTGTTCACGGTCAACACGTTCTTCGGCAACGGGCCGTACGCGATGCTGGCCAGTTCGCTCGCGGTCGGCGATTTCATTTCGGGGCACGTCTACACTGGCGGCCCACTCACGGACGGCCCCGGGTTCTACGTTGGTCTGCCGGGAGCGAATCCGCCCGACGCACGGCCGCGACTCTCGACGGTCTGTGGGGCCTGTAAATGGATTAAGCCGACCACGGGCCAAGAGATGCCCACGGTGATCAGCGAGTACGGGCCGCAGTTTCAGTCAACTGGCAATCCGTTCGACGCCGAGCAATACCTCGCGGGCGACATGCTGTCATCGGCATTTCAGTTTGCCAAGGCGGACGTCGACGCCTGCAATCTCTACTCGTGGGCAATCAACGCGATCTGGGCTGCGGGCGTCTCGGAAAAGAGCGGGCCTTACGATCTTCGCAACGTGCCTGAAATCACGGAAGCAATCGCGGCGGCGAACGCCGTTTTTGTGAATCCGGCTTATCGCCCGACAACCGAGACGGTCGTTGCTCCAACTGGCGGACTCTACGGAACGACGAGCCCGTACAACGAGCCGGCCGTGCGGGCGTTGCCGATCGGAACTAAGGTCGTGATGAGTGTTGCTGCGGCCTGAAACTAAGGAGCGAAACAATGCGAGACATCATGAGCGGATTTATGAAGCGGCATTTAGCCGCTGAGACGGTCGTTGACGGAAGGACCGTGAGGAATCAGCCGATTGACGACCCTTTCGCCACGACGATGAGCGAAATCGACATTCGCTTTTCATTACTGGATCGCATCAAACTCCTGTTTACCGGCAGGCACCATGTTCAGGTGCTTCACAAAATTGTGGGCGACAGCATCGCGATCAAGCGATGGTTTGAGGGGAAGGACGCATGCGATTGGTGCGGCACGACGATCGGCTTTCCAAATGACGGAAGCAGCGAGGCCGATCCCGGCTACCATCATCATGGCGACGAGCGACTTTGCGAACGGTGCTACTGCAAGCCTGAATCGAAAGCATCCGCAGTCGACTGTTGCGATCAGCAAAGCACTGTCGCCGGTCGCTGAATTCCCATTTCCCCTTGCAATTCCGGCCCTAACTTTGCCACGATGGCGGCATGAGCGAACTCGCGAGCGATAAGCAACGCACGGCGAAGGACGTGCTCAACGCGGTCATCGTCAACGCCAAAGACGAACTCCGCGAACGCGGCTCGCTGCTGGACTCGCATCGCAAGATTCAACTCACGCGACGAATCCTGGAATGCACGGTCGCGATCGCGTTCCTCGACGGCGGCCCATTCGTGCCGTGCGAGCAAGCGGTCCATGCGTTGTTCCTGCGTGCGGAGAACGATCACGGCAATCCGCGATTCAAGGCGAGAGAGAAGGATTGCCGCGAAGCGTTTGGGCGGTTAACCTCTGCGGGGGTCGCCGCATGAGCGAACGTCAAGCGACCATCATCATCGCCGGCAGTTCGATCGCGTTCATCATCGCAATCGTGGTCGGCTCATATCTTTTGCGGGCGTGCTGCCAATGAGCGAAAAGGGCAAGAAGCCTGACGAATCCGTGAACGGTCTGCTCCCCGGCCAAACGCCGCTCGTCGGCGAAGGTGAGACGGTTGAGCAAGCCCTTTGCCGCTGGCTGTCATCGTTCCTCGCCGAAGACATGCAAGTGCCGATGGCCCGAATGCTCGTGCGTGGCATGTACGAGCAACACGGGATTGACGCGGCCCGGCGGGTTTATGAATATATCGCCCAGCGGAATCGCCGCGTGGGCAACATCGGCCGGACGCAAATCATGGCTCACCTGGAAGCCCTGCACCGCACGCATCAAGAGAATCCGAACTCGTTCCGTTGTGCGATCCGACGACGCGGGAACTTCTACACGACGGCACCGAAACCGCAGCCGCAGGGGTAAAGCAATGCTCGCCGTCACCGAAACCACGGTCGTGATCCTCGCATCGATCGCAGTCGTCGTACTCGCAATCTACTGGCTATCCACGCGGCTCACGCCGGATAATTCAGTGGCCAAGGCGTTCCTGCCGCAGCAGTTCACGATCAAGGTGCAAGGCGGCCCAGACCACGGCCATGCTCAGCAAGAGGTGATGCCGCAGGATTTGGAATCGTTCTTTGGCATGCTCCGCAGTCTGACGAAATTCAAAGCGATCCAGTCGACGGTTTCATTCGTGCTTGAGCCCGAGCCGGTTGTCACGATCACGCGGGACGCGAAGCACTTGGAGCGGTTCAAGCCTGATCCGGTGCCGCAGCGGCCCAGTCGTGCGATGCCGCCGACTGGATACGGGCGTCATGGATCGATGGAGGAGCTCGGCGGATGACTACAGACTATCCCTTGGTCAAGCCGGCAGACTTAAAAGACGGCGAGTTTTATTGGGTTCGGCGTTTCGCGGATGCCCAGTGGCTCGTGGGCATGGGATATACGATTTGTGATGGCCATCGAATGATTCGCGTCTTGCGTAATGACGTTGACGCGGACACTCTCGACGAAATTCGCGGCCCCATTGTTCGGCCGGAAAGGTTCCAGCGAGAGATGCGTCGGCACAGTTGGGAGAAGAGACCCCCGCAATGACCTGGAACAGCCCGTTCAACATCACGAACAAAGCGACCGGAATCCAGTACGGCCATTACAACATCGCCGTGCAGTCCGGGCTGGTCACAAGCACGGGCGTCCTCGCGAACTCGCCAGTATTCTCGCTGCTTTGGGCACCGCCTGCCCAGACTGATCCTTCCGGCACGTCGTATCCGCAGTGCCTGATTACAAGTCTGGTTGTCACCGGGGCCACGGTCACGGCGTTCGGGTCGCCGCTCGAATTAACGTGGAATGCATTCATCGCCCGCAGCTTCACCGTGGCGGACTCCGGCGGCACCGCTTTCACGCCGTTTACCACGACGAAGCAGAACTACCAGAAGGCCCGCACGATCATGGGGCCGTCGCTGATGGCGGACATGCGGATCGCGACCACTGGACCGCTGACGGCCGGCGTGCGAACGCTCGACGCGAACCCGTTCGCCTCAAGTGGATCGTATCTGTCGACGGCGACGGCTCTGCCGCCACTGGTCTACAACGCCAAAACGTCGAACGGGCAGCATCCGATTTGCCTGAGCTTGAATGAGGGAATCGTGATTCAATCGGGAGTCGTGTTTACGGCGACGGGAACGGTGCGGCTGACCGTGGCACTTTCTTATGCCGAGGTGTTCTCGTATTAAATTGGCCCGACCCATGAATAAGGCCACCTTCGCTTCGATCCTCTTAGTGGCCGTCATTGCCGCCATCTTGTGCTGGCGGTTTGGCATGTGGCCCGTTCAGGTTTGGTCATCGACCAAGGATCACGACGCGAGAATCCACGAACTTGAAGCGATCGCCGATCGGCAAGAAAAGTGCCTGAACAACAACTTCAGGCAACTGACTGCGATCGAATCAAAACTCGACGCGATCGACGACAAGATTGAGCGAATCCTGCACGGCAAGGGGCCGGAGCAATTGTTTCTTGGCGGAGCGATTAAGAAAACCGATCCGATCCATTTGGATAAGTGAGCGAAATGAGCATTGAAGAGCGAATTGCGAAAAGTGCCAGTGGACTCATTTGCGTGGCTGCGATTGCCGCAGTTGTCGCATTCACTGGGTCGCCAGCCGCAGCAAAAAAAGGACCGTTTCCTCCGCCCGGAGCGCCAACGGTTGAGGAACGTATCGCGGCAATTGAGAAGCGAATCGACGAAATGCAGAAGCGACTGGAGGTGATTCCGTCGCTGCGGGTGCCGAAGCCCGATACGCGACCGCTCGTGAAGATGGAAGAATTCGTACCGCTATTCTTGGCGAACAAGCCGACTCTCGAGCCGGACGAAAACGAATGGGACCAGAAGAATCCCAAGATGAAGAAGTTTTACCAATGGGCTAAACCGTGGGTTGATTACCGCAAGGTTCAGAATTGGCCGTGCGAATTCGTGACGACTGAAGGGGTGAAAGGCGAAGTTTATTCGGCACAAGTCACCTTTGATGGGCCGACAGGCAAAGCCTATGGAATCGTGATGCTGAGCACAGATCTTGGAGACGTGACCCCGTGGTTTGAGAAGTTCAAACGCGGGAAAAAGTTGATTCTCGTTGACGCGAAACTTTGTGGCGTCGGCGTACTGGCGATCAACTTTTGCGGCGGTCGATTTTCCGATCCTGACGAGCGAGCGAAAGGCCACAAATGAGCGAATACAAAACTGACGGCCGCCTGCCCGAAGTCTGCTGTGGCAACTGCCCCTTCGCCTTCCCGCTGGAGGGGGCACCGAAGGATTATCCAGAGGTGGCCTGCCACCGACGACCGCCGGACTCTCACCCGATTCCAGTCCCGCAGCAGAGGGTGCTCGCCCCCGGCCATCAGAACGGCGGAGTTGGCGTCGGCTGGATTGCGACGTTCACGTCGATGCGGAAAACGCTCGTCTGCGGCGAACATCCGCTGTTCAACCAGCATCCAAACATGGTCCAGTTCAACGAAGATCAGGCCGCGAAGAATGGTTGGGGCAAGCCGGAAAAGGAAACGGCATGAGGTGCTTTTGGTTCGTCGCGGCAGTCGCTTTGCACGTCTCACTGGACTGCTTGCTGTTTGACACTAAGCCGGCCCCGCCTCAGCCAATGGAATCGACGACAATCACCGTGGCCGAGGACGCACGTCAGCGAAAATTGTTCAACCACTGGGTGGCCGAAAACAACCGAAAGACCGCGGAACTCATAAAGAGGCATGCGGCGAAGGCAAAGTGATCCATGCTCTCGATTCTCGCACAAGTGGCCGGCGGTGGCGTTGGGGCGTTCGGCGGTTACAGCATCGTCCAGTTGCTCATCATCGTGATCGTGATTGTTGCGGCGATCGCCATTACAATCGTGATCGTCCGTGCGATGGGGATGGAAATCCCCGGCTGGGTGTTCACGGTCGCTTGGATTCTCGTCGCCGTGTTCGTCGGCGTGATCGCTCTCAAGTTTCTCGCTTCCATGTTCTGAAAGGATTCCCATGTATTGCTTCGCACTCGCCGCTTCGCTCCTGATCGCACTCGCCGCTTCGGCCCAGGCTCAATATTACGGTGCTCCAATGGCTGCTCCGAATTGCAGCCAGCCCGCATCGTTCGGTGCCGCCCCGAATTGCTCGGCCCCAGCCGCTGCGTTCGCCGCTCCCCCGGCAAGCTACTCGTACGCGATGCCGAGTTATTCCGTGGCAAGCACGCCGGTCTACTCGGCCCCGGTAACTGAGGTTTATTCCGCACCGATCGTCTCGGCCCCCGTCGTCTCTTACGCCTACGCCGCTCCCGCGGTGAGCGTTTACGCAGCCCCAGTCCCCGCGTTCGTGCCGGCCTACGCCGCGGCACCGCCGCAGATTCCGGCCGGCTATCGACGTTATCGCTATCATGCGGGCCTATTCGGCGTGAACGTTCGGGCGTGGTGAGACTGGCCCACTGAGCGAAAGAGCGGGCCAATGGCGAAGCACAAGCCGCAGCCGACCGACGCATTTGATAAGCTGGTCGACGCGGTCACAAAAGAAGTCGCGAAACGTCTGCGGCCGACGCCGCAGGCGGTGCTCTTAAATTTCAGGATCACACGCATAAGGGCTGGGAAAATGGGACAGATCTGCGACGTGGTTGTGACTTGGGTTCCGGCGACAAGCGGCGTCAAAGTTCAGCACTTCGCGGCGACGGTCGGCACATCCGCTCCGCTCACTCAGGACGTCGGCCCGGCCGTTAACACGCTGGCCATTGTTGGGGTGCCAGACACTTCGAGCATTGGAGCGTCGATTATCGAGGACAACGGAATTGTCCAGTCGCCGCCGCTGACCGGGAGCTACGTCGTCGATTTGACCGCACCGGCCGCAGCGACATTGCCAGCAAATGGGATGTTCCAAATGACGAACGTGCGTCCCGAGGACGGCAGCACGCCGACGCTTACCACCCCCGCGGCAGCGGCCCCTGAAACGCCGGCCACCACGCCAACGGCATGAGCCCGTTTCGACAGCCGAAACGTGGCACCCCCGCATGGAACCGTCGCCGAGAACGGCAGCGGCAGAGAATGAGGTTCTACCGCCGCCACGGCCTATGCGGAAAATGTGGACAAGCCACAATAGACGGCAATTACTACTGCGAATTCCATCGCCGCAAGCAGAATTTTTGGCGTTGGCTCCGCGATCATCCAAACACGCTTGACGATCAGCAGATTGCACAACGCATCGCCGAATTGTCGGAACTCAAATCCCGAACTTCACACGCTTCATCGCCGCTCGACGCTCCAGTTCGCGGAGCACCACGGACTGATCCAGTTCAAACTCGCTGCACATGAGAGCGAGGTCCGTGTACGTCTCCGCCAAGTGCCCGCACGTCGTGTTCTCGACCTTCACGAAGGTCCACGGAGGGTTGTGCCGCAGCCTGATCCGCTCGTTGGTCTGATCGCGGCACCAGAGCAGGAAATCGAGCCGCTCGGCGTCGGTGAGGAATTGCAAGCAGATCCAGATTTGCTTGCGGTCGTCCCTGTTATCCAGTGACTGGAGCAGTTCAAGCGGCATCGTCGGCCACCCGCAACACGTTCAGGCCGCGTTGCTCATCTTCGATGATCGCCTCATATTCACGAATCAGACGGTCGCACTCGTCGCGTTCCTTTTTCTTCGCGGCAATCGCGATTCGGCAACGAGCAATCGACGACTCAAGTTCCTGAATCGAGATCGGGAATCGGCTCTTGCTCATTTCCGCCTCCGCTTTTTCTTCCGCACGCCGACCTCGACAATTTCAATCCCGTAAATGGCCTTCATTAGCTTTTTCTTCAAGCGATAGGCCGGCGTCATGGTCGCGATCGATTTCACGTCCTCAATGACAGTGATCGGCCGGGACTGGCGACAGTGGCCATAGATAAAGTCGCAAACGTAATCGCAAATGTGGACGCCGTTCACGTCGAGCGAGAACTTCACCTGACGCCGCAGGTTGATGATCTCTCCGACACGTTCGAGCATGCGGAGCGTTCGCCAACGACGGGCCTCCGCTCGCGAGTCGAACGTAATCCCGTCCACGACGGTTTTGACGTTGCGATACTTGGAATGCTTCGCCTTCAGGCCGAGTTGTTCGGCGACTGAACGGCCGCGGGTGAGGGTGGCGCGGGTCATTCGACTCGCTCGTAAGTCTCGGCGAAAATATCCGGCTTGATCGGATAGAAGCGATTAGGCTTGCCGGGCTCGGCCACGATCCAGTCGCCGGGCTCAAGGTAGACCTTTTGCTCGTGAGCCGTGACGACGTACGCTCGTCCGTCTTCCTCAGTACATGTGCCGAGTGCTCCGGTCGCCGGATGCTGGAACTGATTCGCCTCGATCACGGTCGGCTTTTTTCTAAACTTCGGCACTTTTCGCTCCTATGTCGCCAAGCTATTCGGAATGGTAGGACTCGCGGACGAGGGGAATTGCACGCCCCAATTTCTTCGCCCAAACAACTGGAAGGCCCCAGCGTTATCGTTCCCGATCGCCACGCTGAAACTGTCACCCTTTACGAACGCCGTGCCGCCAGTCGTGGCAGCGAAACCCAAGCCGTTCTCAAACTGTGCCTGCACAACCCCGAACGTGTCGAACCAAAGGCTTGTACCAGTGGGCAACGGCCCCGTGATCGTAATATTGAGCGTCCACGGACTTGGCAACGTCTTCGGCAAGTTGATCCAGAATGAGAAGAACGTCCAGGTCGTCGCCCACGCGGCCCCGGAGACCTGAAACTGTTCGCTCCCCGCTGGGCTGTAGCCGGTGCCACTGAAGGCGACCGTGAGCGTCGAGCCGGCCGCCGTCGCCGACGCCTTGTAATAGCCGCAGACCAGATACCGCTTCATCGGCGTCAAGCTGCTGCGGTTGATCGCTTGCGAGAGAACCAGCGGATTTGTCGTGCTGTCGCCAGTGAGTTTGACGGACGACGATCCAAGGACTGCTGTCGTGACGTCCTGAGCACAGTCCGCCGTAGGTCCGGTGAGCGTCCAACTCGTGGGGACCGTTCCCGAGAACGTGGTGAAGCTGCCGTTGCTCAACAGGGACGACGCCTGAGCGGTGTTGAACGTCGGGCCGGCTCCCGTGCCTTCGGTTCCCACGCCCCAGACATTGGTTTGCCCGATCGGTCCCGTGATTTGGAACGCCTCATTCCCCGGCTGCACGTTGCCGCTGTAGCTGTCGTTCACGCACGTAATCAGCATCGTCTCCGCGATCGGCAGTTGCGACGTGAGGCCGTTGTATCCAGGTTGGGCGACCGCGAACTTGGCCGGGGCGGTCACGCCATCGAGAATTGGGCTGACCAGGATTGTGCCGTTGCCGACGTTGCCCGCGGCCGGTGTGACGCTCCCGACAGTGACATTGCTTTGCAGTACGGTTTGCGTGTCTGTGACCATCTGAGCGAGGAGAGCGGCCATCACGCTTTGGATGTTGACCGTCGTCAGTTCGAGTGATCCAGTAAGATCGGATTCGAGCATTCGCCCCGTGGCCAACGCCGCGAGAGCGGATCGCAGGCTGACGATCGAATTGATGGCCGATGTGTAATTGCCGTTGATGCCCGCCAATAGGTCGCCGAATTCTCCCGCGGCGATTGCGTTGATAAGCGTGACCAGATCGGCGGGCAGCGTTGTGGCCCCGAGGGCAAAGTAGCTGTTGATGCGGCCGATCAGCTTGCCTACGATCGTGAAGACGCCGCCGCTCGACGTGTAATTGATTGCCATGCTTATTCCTTGGGCGGTTTGGGATCCGCGTGAACGATCTTATTCACGTCGCGTTTTGGCTGTGGAAACCAGAAGAAATATCGCTGACCATCGTACGTGATTCGCCACTCGGCCGCTCCGTTCTCGATGGCGTCTGTGCGGATTTTATCCCATCCATTTGCCAAGCCGACCGACCACGCGAACCAGTGGGTGAACCCAAGGAAAACGACAATGCAGGCAATTCCGAAAACGATATCGCCGGTTTTCATTTCGCTCCCCGATTATACCGCCCCATCGTTCCCGTCCGCATAATCCGCCAATTGCCGCAGCATCGGCCCGAACTCGCCATCCTTGGGAGTCAGCGTGCTCTCGAAAACGATCGAATCTTCCGAGATGAACGCGGCCAGCACTTCGACGCCATCGGGCTTTTCCGCTTCGATGAACTCCGTGACGCGATCGATCCAATTGGATTGCTCGTCTTCCGTCATTTCGGACCAGTGCTGGGACATCACTCGCCTTCAAGTAACTCCACCGCCACGCCTTTGATCGCCTCGCACGTCCCCGGAGCAATCGGGTTCGTGAACGCCGACACGGGCAACTCGCCAAGAGGAGCCCCGCCGTGCAGAATCCATCCGTCGTGCTTGCTCAAATGTGGCTCACGTGCCCAGAAGTAGATTTCTGTCGTGCTCGTGGAAATGGACTCGGGATCGCGGCTGATGTAGATGGTCATAGCGTCTCAGTCTCGCCGGTCATGCAATTGAGGATCACGATCGATTCGGCTGCCATGATCCCGGCATGCGGTTGACAGGTAAATTCGCGGGCATCTTCAAGAGTCGGGAAAACGTGCGGCTCCGGTGTCGCGAGCGGATCGTCGCAGTCAGTGATAATCAGCGGTTTGCCTTGCAGGACGATCACGATGACGAAGATTCCATTTGGCTTTCGCGGTGTTCGCGTCATTCGTCGGTCCCAATTAAAGCAACCGCCTTTGCGTTCATTATCATCATCGGTATCGACTGGATTCCGTGCTTCGGTTGCTGGAAGATAGACCAGCGAAGGAAATCCGCCGCCATTTTCATCCCGCCGGCCAAAAACGGATCATCGGGTATTTGGGCCGCGGATCGATCAAGCCCAGTTATCACCTGCAAAATCTCTTGCCTGTCTCTTTGCTCGCTCATGCTTTCCTCTTTTCCGCCAGCACGATCAGCAGCCCCACGCCCCACGATCTTCGATTGAAATTATCCTCAATCCCGATCCGCATGTGGACGTTCCATCCCAACTGGTTAATCGCCGCCTCAGCCCCACGCCGCGGCCCGAGCCACGAATAATCATCCACGATGAGCAGGAACTTGTCGGCCAGCAGCGGATCGAAGCGGACGATTGTGTCCCGCGTGCATTCTTCGGAGTGCTCGGCGTCGTAGAAGAGGACGTTGATCCCCGTGGGCAACTCCAGCAGATCGACCGTGAGGCAATTCCGGTTGAGAAACCGAGCGTGGCAATGCGGCTGCAGCGCGGCGAACGTCTTTTCGAGCCGATCGACATTGCCGCTGAACTGCGAAAAGTTGTCGATGCCCATGAACTGGCCGCGATTTTCGTATGACGCAGCCGCGAGCGTGCCCCCGTGCAGCGTGCCGCACTCCAAGTAATTGCAGCCCTCGAACCGGCACAGGTTGTTGAGCAACCCACGAAGGTTGGGCGTCGAGTATCCGGCCACGGCGAGCACGTTGTCCCACCCGGGATCGTTCGTGACGGTCGCCGGCATGCCGAATCGTCGGATCACCTTGTCGATGCTCAGTGGATCATCCATGTCACCGCTTGTACCAAACCGCCCGGCCTTGAGTCGAATTTTTTTTGACGCGACTGGGCACGATTTGCGATGATGGGGCGAAGGAGCGAAAAGTCATGCCGAAGAAAAAACAAAACGAACCGCGAATTCTGACGACGGTCGCATGCGTCTATTGCCCACATCATTCTGAAGGCATCGAAATGGGCGGTGATTCGGAATCTCCGATGCTCAAGCGTGCGATTTACTGCGGCCATCCATTGGTGAACGTAGGGGCAAAGACGGTTCGGGAGTGTTTCGATTATCCTGAATTCCACGACTACGCCGAAGACAGCGAGATTGCCGAAGTTCCGATTCCAGATTGGTGCCCGCTGCCGAAGTTGGTGGAACCATGATCCAAGTCGGCCTACTTCTCGGCGACGATTCGCACTCGCAGACCTTGCGGCGGTTTCTGCCTGCCGTGGCGAAGCGGGGGGTTGAATTTTATGAAATGGGACCGCTCGACTTATTGGCATTCAGGCAATCCGACGAGTCTTTCGATTGCGGGATTATCCACCAAGCTTTGATCGACGGACGGTTGCCGATCAAGCGGCCTTTTTTGCTAATCGACAACAAGGACGGAGCCGACCTCTGCTCAGTGGCCCGCAAAACGCTTTGCTCGGAATTCCCTCCATCGATTTGCTGGAAGAAGAGCGTTTACGTCGACCCCTGGAAGTACAACCGCTTTCACGGGCGTTGGCACGAGTTGCTGATCGAGGACGCGATCACTAACGTCGTGCGGCCGTTCCCTGATCCGCCCATGCAAATCCCAGTTGACCGCATCGCCCGCATCAAAGCTCCATTCGGCTACGGAGCGTTCGATCATCCGCAAAAGATCCTCGCCTACGGCGACGAGCGAGCCGCGAACGCCGACCGGCCGATCGACGTGTGCTTTGCCGGTTGGATGGAATACGGGGCACCGCTGATCCAGCAGCATCGCGAACTGTGCGTTGAGGCGTTGTCGCAGTTGCCCAGTAAGTATCGCGTCGAGGTGCACCGCGGCCGGCCGTTTCAGTTGGACCAGTACGCCGACATGCTGTTTCAGTCCAAGGTCGTGGTCAGCCCGTACGGGCTCGGGGAATGCTGTTTTCGCGATAGCGAAGGCGTCTTCGCGGGCTGCGTGGTGATCAAGCCGGATGTCCGGCACGTCAGCAATTTCCCGCTGCACATCCAATGCGGGCCGGACTTCGCCGACTTGGAAGCGGCGGTCGAGAGTGCGATTTATTCGTTCACGAAGCCGCTGAACGAAACCGGAGAATCCTTCAGGCTGGCCAATCGCAGAATCCTGATCGACAGTCTCGACGTCGAGAACGTGGCGGATCAGCTTTATGCGGACATTGTGCAAGCGACGGAATCACGATGAATCAGAGAACTGCTGAACGCCAATATGAATGTCCGGGATGCGGTGAGTGGCACCTCGGACTAATCAGCTTTAATTTCGTGCTCAGGGATTATCGCGGGCACGAAGACAAGCACGGTCGCCGCTGGCATTCCAATTGTTGGGCTAAGCATCGGTCCGAAGTCGACAAGGCCGAGGCAGTAGTCCAGAGATGGGTGAAGGCTCGCCGCGTTCGTCGTCGGGCGAGAATCATCCGCAAGTTGCTCCGCGTTGCCGCCGCGATATTCTCGCTTTGATCTTTTCCGATCCTCCGATCCGAGTTAACCTGCCAGCATGAGCACCGACCAACCCCAGCCCGTCAACGGATTGAAGCTCGCGGCTGGAATCTGCGGGATACTTGCCGGATCGATCGGCCTGCACAAATTCGTCATGGGATACTGGCAAGCCGGGCTGATCATGCTCTTGGTGAGCGTGTGCACATGCGGAATCGGCGCGGTTCCGATGCACGTGGTGGGAATCGTCGAAGCGGTGATCTATTTGACCCGCACCGATGACGAATTTCGGGAGACGTACGTCGCACCTAACCGTCGCGAGTGGTTCTAGGCGTGCTTCAGGCGTGAGATAACGCGACATTACCGAGCGGCCCGACGATCCAGATAGCTGAAGTTCTCCAACTGTACCCGCCGGGCCATCGCGTCAAACACGCCGACGTAAAACGGCACTCGCTTCGACCAGTCCCATTCGGGAATCTTCCGCAGCATCGCGGCCGAGAACTTCTCACGATCGGCCAATGCCTCTTTGACCGCGATGAAAACCCAACTGATGTTCCAATTGGATCGCTTCTCGATGATCTTCCCGTTGATGCCGCTGGAGATCAGTTCCCGCATATTGCCCACGGGGAGCGTGCAGAGCGAGCAACCGCATGCCGCAGCTTCCAGGGCCGTGTTCGGCGTCCCCTCGGTCGTGCTCGTCACGAGAAACACGCTGCCCGTGTTGTACCAGTCGCACATCTGGGCCGCGGTCAACTCTTCCGCTTCCGGCACGACGCGGAAATCGCACTCGATGCCGGTGCCTTCCAAGAGTGATTTGAGCGGGGCCGCGACCGTGTGCCAGCCCTTCACGTCGTACGGGTCGTTGGCCTTGTGTTCGCTCGCAATCCAGAGCACTCGCTTAGGCCGTTCGGCCATCGGCACTTTGCACTGGAAAACGTCGATATCGACGCCGTTGGAAATGTGGCACCCGCGAAAGTCGCTGATCCGCCGCTTGGCGTCGATCCAGGCCGCGTAATTATTGCAGACCATGAAGTCGGCCGATTGCCACGCTTCGGCGACATCGTAACCGATCCGGCCGACCCCGCTGTTCCAGGCGACGGCAAGCGGCACGTCCGCTCCGGCCGCTTCCATGTTGCCGCGGACCTCTCGGGCGACTTGCGGCGGCAAGCAGTAGATCACGTCGTATTGCGACCACGGGATTTGCGACAGGTCGGCGTAGCTGTAGTGGATGATTTCCACGCTCAGCCGTTCGGGGGCATGTCGCTGGATCGCTTCGGCTCGGCGGGTGAAGCAGTAGCCTTCGCGATCGGAGATGATTAGGACGCGGATTGTGGTCAAGTCGCGGCGTCCTTAATGCGAGAAAATTCAACGTCCGATCGTGCGGAATCTGGATCCCATCCATGAATTATTTTTAGCTCAACAAAATCAACCAGTTCCCGGCCGCTCTCCCCGTCAACGTCGACTTCCATCCGGTGCTCAACATAACAGTCGAACCGTTGCTCGTTGTCGTCCCACAGCAGATGGTTGACCGGAATCTCAAACTGGCCGGCAATAAAGATTACGAGCCCGTTTTGCGGAGCAAAAGGCAACTCGACTAATTTGTTGAACGTGAACGTAAAATTTCCGCGACGTTCAATGAATCGCTCTGAAATCCTCAGTTTAAACATCACTGCACAGCCGCCTTCAACTTGTTGACCAGAATCTGATCGCGATCCGCCAATTCGCCGACGTTCCAGCCACGGATCGGTGCGGTGTAGTCTTTGCACGCGGCAAGCATCAATTCCGCCCTGTTGTTGGCTAGACTGATCGCGGCCGTTTCCATCTCGATTGCTCTCTGCATCTCCTGGCCTTTGACACCCAAGACCATCGAAGCCGACAGCATCAACTGCTCACGCCGTTTGTCCGGTTCGCGTTTAACGATTTCAGTGAGTCGCTCTTTCAGCGCGGCGATCCCAATCACGCCACCCACATAAAACAGCACGAGCATCCGCAGTTCGTCACGTGGATTCATCTGTAGCCATCGCCTTTCGCAAGCATTCGGCATGGACAAGCCGCCGCTCTTTAAATGCCGCCGTGTAATCGTCGGCCGGGTGAACCGGAGTCAGCGAAACCTCATCGCCTTCGGTGTAACTGAAAACAAACCACTGTTCACCGTCGAGATTAACCGCAGTCCCCGGCGGAAATTCGGCCGCGAGTTTTTGCACGGAAGCCGGGCGCGTTTTGAGCCATTCATCGTACGCCGAAGAAATGGCCGGGTCGCTCGGGTCGAACATCATCACTCCTTCGTAAAAACGATCCGATTCCCAACACTGGTATGCCGCCGCCCGTTCCAATTGCAGCCGGCCAGCCAGTTATGCTCCGGCCCGCGGTTGTATTCGATGATGAACCGGCCGTCGGGCCGAAGCATGGTCAGCACGTCGTCGATTAGGAACTCGTAGTCGGATTGAGACCAGAATTGCCGCGGCGAATCGCCAGCATGGACGAGATTCACGCCCGTCATGTTCACAAGATCGAATGTGCCAATCGTGAACAGCGAAACGAGACGTTCAATCCGCTGGAACACCCAGCGAACAGGCACGCACCGCGATGCTGCTTGCGTGATTTCATTGGGCCACTCCAGGGCGATCGCTTCGTGGCCGAGCACCTTCGCGGCGAGCGGCAGATAGCCGAAACCGCTGCCCAAGTCGAGAATGCGAAGCGGGAAATCCCACTGGTCAAGCCTCAGTTCACCGATCGCCTTATCCGCCGCACACATCACGAACCGCTCGACGTCGAAGAACTTGGCCCAAGTGCAGTCGGGGTAAAGTTGCTCCAGCCGACGCATTTCGTCGCGGTCGATTTGGGCGAGCATGTCGGCGGCGAGTTGTTCCAGTTGGGTCATCGCCCCTCCTTCCGATTCGCCGCACGTCGTCGCTCATGATATTTGCGTGCTCGCTCACGGCCCTTTGCAAGGCACGCCTTGCACCGTTTCTTGCCGGAAGCCAAAGGGGACTTGCAGTCGGGGCAGAGCCCGGACGAATAAGAGCGTGCCCGATGCTCCTGCTGATAGTCCATGCATTCTGACAAAGGGACAGATTTGTTCGGCATTTTCTCTCGCTCCTTTCGCCACGCATCATCCCAAAACAGCCCCCATGCGGTCAAAAAAAGTTTGGCCGGCGGCGAATCACTTAGCCGCGTTCACATCTGGAAAGTTGAGGTAGGCGTACTGCGGATCGCGATGACGGAGAACGGCCGCATCATAGGCTCGGGCGGCATCTTCCTCGTTATCAAACAATCCGAGATGAATACTCTTGCGATTTACGCGAATGGCAGCTTTCCAGCGTGCCCGGCACCCGACCGCCGCCCACCACGAGACGCCCTTGTATTTCGACTGCTTGAGGCCACTGCCAACTTTGCGTGTCTTGCCACAATTCCAGCAATTTTGTTGTGAAGTGACGAAACGGCAATTGTCCGGAGAATAGCCAAGATTGCCGTCGCGGCGATCAATTTGAAGATTGCAGGCAAAGCCGTTTGAAAGGCACCAGAGACGAAATGCGTTGAAACTGTTCAGCCATTCTTCGCACACGGTTATTCCGCGTGCTCCATACCATCGATATGCCGGAGTGGTTGTATCAGTGCATCTGCTCACGATCCCTGCCCAGCGACGATAAATTGCACCGCAAAAATCACATCCCGCTTTGGGGAAATTCGTCTTCCAGCAGAATGCCTGAGCGTTAGGTCCGGCCTTCAATGCTTTTTTCAAAGTGTTCAGTCGGCATGCGATCGCCCGCTTTCGTGTGTGCCGCCAAGAGAACTTTCCGTCCCGCGTGGCAATCGCGGTGGACCGTGCTTTTGAGATCGCAAGGATGTCGCACCCGAGATCGATGTTCAGTTTGCGGGCGTTGCGTGACATTCTTCTCAACGCTGTCCGCACGACATTGCTAATTGCCTGTCGGGTCATCCCTTCCGTCACCGCAATTTGAGAAAACGATTCGCCTGAGATCCGCCTCGCGAGATAGCCGAGCCGCCTCGGGCCAAGTCCGACAGTTAAGGCTTTCCAGTTGTCAAAGACGACTGTCGGCAACGCGAGCGGCTTGCCCTTGCTGCGATGTTTTCGGCGTTTTTTCTTGCATCCCATGGATGGCGATCATCTCAAAAACCGCATAGGCGAGTCAAAAAAAGTCCGGCCTCCACGGAAAACAACGTTGACAAGATCCTGTTTGGGGCCAGATTAGAGCGAATGGGCAAGCAGTTCACCAAGGATATCGGAGAGCCGGGACGGTTCTTCACGGAAACCGCCGTCATCGACGTTTCGACGTCCGATTACGACGAATTCCTGTCCGCGTGGACCGACATGAACGAAACCGGCCTGGACGTGCCGGTTCACTGGGGACATCCGGCCGTCGATGATCCAACAGGCTGGCCCTACAAGCGAGAGGACACCGCCGAACGCGAGCGACGCGATCGGGACCGCCTTCAAATCGGTGAGGTGAAAGAGTTTTTCAAGGACGACAAAGGAAACCTGTCTGTTCGGTTCGATGCCCCTCGCGACGACGACGCCGACAAGCTCGAAAAGATCGGCCGCAAACTCAGCCCACAGTTTGGCCCGTACACGAACCCGATCAGCGGCAAGAAATACGAAAAGGCGATCACGCACATTGCCGTGACGCCGCGTCCGGTCAACCCGAATCAGTCGAAGGAATTCCTCGCGGCGACGGCCATGAGTCTCGACGCAGCCTTGGCCAAAGGTGCGATCCAGACAGTTCAATTGGGCGACTCGCCCTACGAAGAAGTCCAGACGGACGACCCGTATTCGGACGACTACAACAAGCCCGAAGCGGACGACGAGAAGAAGCCGGGCGAGAAAAAGCCGACCACGCTCCAGCGGCTGATCGAATGCTTGGCCAAGGGGCACAACATCGTACTCCCGGACGGCTGGTCGTGGGCCGCGAAGAACGCTCCGAAAATCCTGCTCGCGGCGACCGAGTCATCCGCAGCGGCCGAACAGAATACCGGCGGTCAACGTCAGGATCAGCCTGAGAACCGCGACCAGAATTCCGATCGATCCCTCAGAACCGAACCAACGGTGCTTGTTATGAGCCAAGATGCTGCCGCCAAACTAGACGCGATGGTTGCTTCCGGCAAGATGGCCGCCGACAAGGCCAAAAAGATCAAGGAAACGCCGGAACTGATCGAAGCGTTTCAGCTTTCCTTGGACGGCAATGAGCCCGAAGTGAAGCCGGTCGAGCCCGTGCAAATGTCGCAGCCCACGGCGATGGAAATCGCCATGCGTGAGCAGTTGACCGAGATGTGTCAGGAGAAGTATCTGGCCCGCATCGGCAACGCCGAACGCTCCGGCCGCGTGAGCCCCGCCAACTCGGCCAAGCTTCGCGACTTGGCGAAGACGTTCCAGTTCTCCGCCGAGTCGAAGTCGAACGCCTTGCTCGATGCCAAGCTTGAAATCATCGAGTCGATGCCGGCCGGTGCCGTCTGGGACGACAAGCAAAAGATCACGCAAATGGCCAGCGATCGCGGCAAGCTCGAAGTCGAGCCGCAGCCCGGATTCTTCACCGGCGGGGGCGTCGTGCCCGAGTCGGAAGAAGAGCAGAATTCGATCGTGGACGCCGAACTCAAAGCGATGGGCCTCGCCTAACTCCAAACGCCGTCATGACCTTGATTGGGATTGCCGCACAAGTCTTTTTGGGGAACTGAGAAATGGGGATCGTTGCCAGCGGTGGATACGGTTGGGGTGCTCCCGGCCCGACCGGGCTCGTTCAGTCCCAAGAAGCGACGATCGGCTGGGGCGGATCGTTCTGGGGTGGCTATCAGTGGACCGATGGCACGCTGTCGTCGACCACGACGGACGTCGGCAATACGCCGAACACGGTGCTGCGGCCGGGCCTCTTGCTTGGTCAGCTCGCGGCCACGCCGGGGCAGTATACGGCGTACTCCGCGAACGCCACGGACGGATCGAACGTCGCCGTCGCGATCCTGACGTGCGAAGTGAACATGCTCGACCCGTTCACGAACGCCGTCGCCGGCCGTTACGCCGGTATGTTCATGTGCGGCGGCCCCGTGAAGGCGAGCCAGTTGATCGGACTGGACGGTCAGGCACGTGCCCAGATGCGTGCCCGATTCATGTTCGATGACGATTTCCCCGGCCGCCAATTTCCTTGGCTCCAGGTTATCCCGCAGACCACGGGAGCGTCATACGCCTGCGTGGCGGCCGACTCTGGCAAGTTGTTCATCGCGAACAGCACGGGGCAGTTCACGTTCACGTTGCCGCCGATCGCCAACGGCATCAGCATCTGGTTCCTGAACGAAGCAAACCAGAACATGGTCATCGCCTCCAACGAGGGGGCGAATATCGTCGGCGACAACTCGGCCACGTACAACGACATCACGTTCGTCACGGCGTCCCACAAGATCGGCGGTTTCGTCCAGGTCAGCTCGTTCTACGACGGCACGAACCTCAAGTGGGTCCCCCAAGTGCTCTCGGCCCCGACCAATACCGTCACCTTCAGCTAAGCCACGCTGTCAGCGGCTCACTGACCGAACATGGTCAAGTAAGGATCTCGGGAAATGACGACCGGAAGTATCCAGCAAATCCTGCATCCGATTATCACGACGAAGGTGATTTCTCGAATCGCCGTCGCCGAGAATCCCTTGCTCCGCTTGTTCGGCATGGAGCCGGGCGGTCCGTGCGAAATGAAGATCGGCCACCGGCAGCACGGTTATGACACGTTCAACAACGTGCGTACGGCGGCTCAGGCCGCGGCACCGGGGCGTCCGGCCGCGACCGTCACTCGCAACCCGGTGGGCCGCGTCAATGTGACGATCGCCCGTGCTCACGAAAAATTGCCGCTCTTGGCCGAAGAGTTGCATAACTACCGGCCGATCGGCGGCAGTTCCGCCGTATTCGACAACATGGGGGCGAGTTTCATTCGCCGCCAGCAACGTTTCATGGGCCAGCGGATTGGGAACTTCCGAGCCGCCATGCTCGCCGGCATGATTCAGGGCAAGATGTACCTGCACAAGTCCGGCGACAATATGTATTACAATTTTACGTCGGCCGGGGCGTTGCTCACGATCGACTTCCAGCGGCCGAACTCGACGTCGACGGGCGAGAATTACAACCAGCTCAACATGATCGGCACGGCGAATACCGACCCGTCCACGGGACTTGCCGGGGCTCCGATCATCCAATCGAGTTGGGCCAATCCGTCCACGGACATCACGAAGCACATCGCGTCGCTCGACGTCACGCTGCAAACGACGGTCGGCACCAACTTGGGCCGGATCATCTGCGGCGAAGACATCTGGCAGGCCGTCACGGAAAACGACTACGTGATCGCGAAGGCCGGCATCGCCCAGTCGCCGTTCTCGGAATACATCCGCGACGAGAGCAACGAACTCGACAACCCGAAGAACGTCAAAAAGTGCCGGCTGCGGGCCTTCCCGTGGCTGGAGTGGATCATCGTCGACAGCGTGCTCCAGTTGGGGGCTCTCGGCTCCGAGACCTACACGAAGTTCGTGCCCGCCGGTTGCTTCTGGTTCGGCCCCAAGGCCCCGAATCCGCTGTTCTGGGAAATCGCACTGGGCAGCGAGCCCGTGAGCGAAGGCCCGAACATGCCGTGGGTCGACAAGATGGGCATGACCAGTTGGACCACGTACACGTACGATCCGACGGGCGTCTATCTCTACACGCTCGACAACGCGATTCCCTGCGAATACATCCCGGCCGCTTCCGGCTTGGCCACCGCGTTCTTCACCGGCACGGCTGCCTAATCAGTTCGACGGCAGAGTTTTGGAGTCGGCACAATGCCCGGTTTCGGAATCGTCTCACGCGAGGTCAAGTTCACTCGCCAGACTGTCACGTTTGACGGCGTGACCTACGGCGTCGCGGGAACGCCTGTGACCGTCTTCAACCTGACCGGCCGCTGCTGGCTGTTCGCGCTCGGCGGTTTTTGCATGACGTCGCTGGTGGGCACGAGCGCCACGCTGGCGATCGGAACGGCAAACAGCACGGGCAGCCTGATCGCGGCCACGACCGCCACGAACATCACGGCGAATAAATGGTGGACCAGCACGTCGCCGGGAACCGACTACGCGAACGAGATCGAGGGGTTCATCGCCAACGGCCCGATCGCCCTGACGATTGCCACGGCGAACATCACGGCGGGGCAAATGGACTTCTATGCACTCTGGTATCCTTGCTCCGCCGGAGCGAACATCGGCTAACGCGAAGGCTGACAAATGCCGTCGCTTCTCACTCAGATTCTGGATTCACTGTCGAGCCCCGTGGAGCGAAAAATGCCGGCTTCAAACCTGAGCACCATCGAGCGGAAGCTTGACCTGATCTTGGCCGAAATGAAGATCAAGGATCCGCTCGACCTCGAACCGAAAACGACGGCAGGGGCGGAAACGTCAAAGCCCATTGCATCGGATGTGAAAAAGGGCGGGCAGGACGCCTCGGCGGGCTCCGCCCCTGTTGTCGCTCCTACGCCTGTCGTCGTGACATCGCCAATCGTGACTCCTCCGGTTGTGGTGCCGCCAGCCACGCCGATCATGCCGCCGCAGGTCACGGCTTCGACGCCTCCCGTGTCGGCGGTTTCGTCCGGCGGCCCAATCGCTGGGACATCGCCGCTCCCGACCACGCCTTAAAGGAATCAATCGGAAGTACGCCTTGTGCCTTTTTCGCTCGCAAGGGTGGGTACGGCTTTGCCTGCCCACCTTTGTTTTTTAGGTGAGACATGACCGGGAAGGGACATCCCCACAAAACACACCCGCATCATCACCCGATGAAGCACACGACGGCGGACGTCAATATCGTGGTCGACCAATCACCTTGGTACGCCCGATTCGTTCAATGGGCAGTCACGACGGCGATCAGTTTCATTAAGTGGGCATTTCGACGGAAGTAAACCGTGACGACTTCGTACTGTGCTCAAGCCGACGTGACGTTCATGCTCAGCCGATTCGGGCTGCAAGCGTTGTTGAACGACGGTGCGAGTGCGATACCCGTGATCCAAGGGAATCTCGCGACTGCGATTACATGGGCATCGGTGCGGATCGATTATTACCTTCGCCAGCGGTACGACCCGACGCAATTGGCGGGAAACAACTTCGTCCGTTTCGCCTGTGCGACACTGGCGAGCGTGATGATCATGCGGCGAAAGAATGCGGCCCACGACGGGCTGCAACAGGAATACGACGAAGTCGAAGAGCAACTGAAATCGATCCAGGAATTCAAGTACGAAGTGCCGGACGCCTATCCGATCAGCGAGCCCGGACCGACCATGAGTAACGTGAGAGTGGACCAAGTCAACTTCAACCGGAAAATTAGGGCCAGTTTTGAGGCGTCAACCGGAGACCAAAGCTCCAAGAAGCCCCGGCAGGGGGATTTTTTAGACGTCGTACTGGAGTGGTGAAATGTCCTTCCATCAACTAGCCAAGCAAGGCGTCAAAGCGATCAAGCACGCGGCCGACTCCCGTCAGCACGCGGCGATGGCCCGAGCCCACCATGCCGCAGCCATCGGGCATCTCGCGTCCGGCAACGCCAAGGGCCACGAAGCGGCAATGAAGAAAGCGACGCAAGCCGCGGCCAAGTCTCAGCATTCGATGCAGCGATCGGTTTCGATGTTGTTCGGGAATCATTGAATGACGGCCCGCGTCCTCAACGTCCGCTGCAGCGCGGAAAACGTCCGCCGCATTGTGGAGCAAGTCGTGTCCGAAGTGGTCCACGCTTCGACCAGCTTCGGCGTCCGCGTGCTCGAACAGGCCGCGGCCGACGTCGCCAAACAGATTCAGCGGGAGTACGTCGTCAAGGCGTATGGCGGCATCGACGACGCGGACATTAGCTGGAAGAAGAGCAAGGCGGCCCAAGAACGCGGGGGGCTCACTCTGATTGAGACTGGATCACTGATCGAATCCTTGGCCGGCGACGTGGTCCGGTCTGCGATGGCCGAGCTCCGCGTACGAGCCACGAACAAAGGCAACCTCAAACGCGACCCGACGCAATACGCGGGCTACGTGTTCAATGGAACGAAGAACGAAGACGGCAGTGTGAAACTTCCGGCACGTCCCGCGTGGCCGGCGGACGGGACGATTCCCGACTCGTACGTGCGGGCCGCTCAGGCCGCGATTCTGCCGGGGATTCACGACGAAATTGTTCGCAGATTGTTGGCAGCATAAATGCTCGGATCACGGCAATGGGGAGAAAAAAACACAAATCAGCATGGACGGTAGACATTCTCAAAGAGCATTTCGACCGCGTGATCGCGGAGAAGGACCAGCAATACAAGCAGAGATTTGACGCCCAAGAGACGAGCACCCATAAGGCCGAAACATCATTAATGGGTCGGCTGGCGTCGATGAACGAAATCCGCGAACAATTGAACCAGCAAGCCATGACATTTATGCCGCGATCGGAATCGGAGCAGCGATTTCACGCTGTCGGAGAAAAGCTGGAGACGATTACGGAGACGTTCACCGGCCTGACCAACACGCATTTTGAGTCCAACGGAGAGCGACTGAGAGAATTAGAATCTTGGCGATCGCAGCAGGCGGGAGTGATCCAGCATTCGGAGAAGTCGGGCACGTTCAACATGTGGATCATTTCCACGATTTTCGCCGCAGCAGTCGCGATCGCTTCGATCGTGATGCTGCTGGCTCCGCAAGTGAAAAGATGAATGTCCAGCTACGCCTACAGACGCTCAATGCAAGAGACGCTTCGCGAGAAGTTCAACTGGAACGCCCAAGAATGTGCGATGACTTATTCCGACCGCCCAATCATCGGGGCACCGTCGCACGTCTTCGTCTCGATTCACGAAGGCAGTTGGGACAATCGGGCCGGCGACCTGGATTGGATCGACGAATGGTTCTCGATCTACATCACGATCAGCGTCAAAGCGGGCGACATCCCGATCAGTGCGTGGGGCACGGAAATCCTCACCGATCAGGATGGGCGACTCGATTTCTACGCTCGCCACGTGATCGACGTGGTCCACGGCAACTACGAGATTATGACCGCGGCCAACGCGATGATCCCCGGCAACACGGCGAGCACGGGCGGCATTTGGAAGTTTTACCGGCCGCTGCATTTCGCACGGGCGACGAACCCCGAGCCGAGAGCGGGAACGTGGTGGGGCAATAGTGAAGCTAAGGGGCTGTTGGGCGTGAGCCAGCAATTACAATTCATCGAGGCCCAGCGGGCACAACAGACTGTCGAGGCGGACTGATGGCGAAAGCACAGATTCATTTCATGGTGGATGATCCCGCGGCTCAGATTCCGTTCATGCGGCCGAACACGCAAACGCGGACGGTCGACAAGGGATTTTGCCGGCCCGCGTGCCAAGGCAACAAGGCAACGATGCCAAAACACGCCACGGGCGAGGCCGATTCGGTCACTTGTGCCAAGTGCAAGGCGACGGACCAGTGGAAGCAGGCAATGGCCGCGTTGCTCACGGAGCGGGAAGTTGAGTTGACCGATCCGGCATGGACTGGGCTGCCCATGACTGCCGAGCAGCAAGCGGAACTCGCCGCGGAGACCAAGGCGGTAACGCCGGTGGTCGCGACTCCGGCTGTCATTGTGGTCCCGGTCACTCCTCCGCCTCCACCTGCTCCGCCGCCGTCAGATCCCGGGCCGCTCGCATCGACTCAGGCCGCGGCAACCGTAGCTAAAGGAACGTAAGCATGGCCCTCGCGTCAATCACGGCCGGCCCCTATCAGGGCGCGTGGAACTCGACTTCGGTGGGACAAAGTTCGGACGGCTTTCGCCTCCGCTACAGCGTCTCAAAAGAAGTCGTCCGCTCCGACCTGTACGGCGAATCCGTCATCGACGCCGTGTTCCGCGGTGCGGATGTGTTCCTGATTTGGATGGGCATCGAGTATCAGTACGCTCTCGCCCCGTTCTGGCCCTATGGTGCCTTTGGCGTCGCCGGACAAGCCGGAACACTCGACGTGGGCAGCGGCCTCTCCGCTTCGATGGTCCTCACGGTCGTCACCGGCACGACCGCCGTCGGAGCCCCGAACACGCTCACCGGAAGTCAGGCCATCATTGACGAGAATTTCAACGGCGAACTCGCCTTCCGCTCCGGTGCGAGAATGCCGCCATTGACGATGCGGTTCTATCCGTACTCGTCTGGCGGTGTGCGTTGGTTCTCGACGACGTAAAATGAGCGACGATGCCCGACAATCCAGAACTACGCATCGTCATCACCGGCGAGGACTCGGCCGGCAAGCAGGCCCCAGCTCCGCAGTCGGGCGTTGATCCGAGCAAGCCGTCCGCTCAATCTGGGCCGTCTGTCCCCGAGCGTGCGGGCCTGGACGCGATCGTTGCCGCCAATCTGGCCGCTCTCCGCGAAGCGATCGGCCGCAACGATAAGACGTCCAAAGAGGCGGTCGAGACGCTCAAGGTGCTCGGTGCGGCCAAGTCGGCGTTGCCGGGGGCCGACCAATATCGCGCGTTGCTGGAGAGCGTCGTCAAGGGGCGGTTGAACCCCCCGCAGCCACCAACTTCGCAACCGGCTCCCAAACTGCCGGAGCCCACGCGGGCCGCACGCTTGCCCGCTCCCGTGGCCGAAGCGTCGCGTCGGGGCATCATCACGCTGCCACGGGATCAGTACACGGTCGACGCGACGCAGCCGGGCGGAGCACTCGGACCGCCCCGGCCGCCCGACTGGCAACCGCCGCGACTGCCGGGACCGGGACAGCCACCGGCGAACCTTCCGCGACGGGGCATGGCAGCCGCTGGCGGCGGCATGATGCTTCCACCGGCACCGCCCGGAGGACTTCCGCCGCAATTGCCGCCCACTCCAGGACCGGGCAACATTCCGCCAGCCCCCGCGGTCGGCGGCATGAATCTCCAGAACGTGACGATGTTTCTCGGGGCTCTGTACTTCGGGACTCGCGTGCTCGGGGAGTTTATGCACGCGGTTCAGGCCGCGACGCGATCGCTCGATGAAATGGTCAAGCGATATGGAAACTTCGCTCCACAAACGCTCGGGGCCACCGCGACGACAGGGGCCGAAGGAATCATTCGCGATATCCAGCGTGCCCAGCGGATTGACGACACTCTGTCGAAATACGTGCGAGCGTCGTTTGAATTGGAACAACAGTGGGAGGACTTCAAGGCGACCTTACTGACGAAGTTCGGCCCGACGCTGATCGAAGCTCTGAACGTAGCGCGAGAATTGATCAGCGAAGCGACGATGCACGACTGGACGGGCAACATTGGCCGTGGAATGAACATTCTGAATCAAGCTTGGCAGATACTTCCGAAAGCACTGCAAGGCAAAGGCGGATTTGAGGATTTGAAGGATGCGTTCCAGCAATGGGTCAAAGGCGATCTTGCCCACAAGAAGGCACTGGAAGACGCGGCAAAAAAAGCACAGGCCGATGAAGTCGCGAAGGATTTTGCGGCAGCACTTGCCGGTGCCAATTGGAATTTCAGGCTTCCGGGATTGAACGGTGTTCCGATGGCCGGGCAAGTTCCGGCAGGCAATCGACCAAACGCGGCGGCTGCACCTGCGGGCCAAGGCGGCGGTGGATTCCAAGGGCCTCCGCCACCGGGAGCGATCGCCGGAAGAAACGTCGGCGGTCCCGGCTGGGTTTGGGATCCGGTAAAGAAAAAGTTCTTCCCGGGTGCTCTTCGGGCCGACCCCTAGACTTTCGGAGCCATGGCACAAACTCTCGAATCGCTCGGAACACTGAGTTACAACGGCTACGACATCAACGGGCCGCGTGTAAGAACCACGCTGCGCGTCACGCCGCATTATTCATCGGACGGCCGCACGGTCATTTACAACGTCATCGAATTGATGGTCCGATTCGTTTTGACTAGCGATTACGACGGGCTTGGCGGCGGCGACCCAACTGACGACAACATGGTCGATTTTATCGCGACCATGACGCAAGCCGGGGGAGTGCTGATCTTTGAAGGATTGGGCTATGGGCCGTTCGAGATCAACACGGCCGACAACCCGGCGGACGTGATCTACGGCCCGAAGCCCAGATTGGTGAGCATTGAGCCGATCGGGGCAAATCTGGCCATGCGAGTCACGTGGACGTGCGAGGTGGCCCTCGTCCCGTGTGCATTGAACGGAATCGAAGGCTTCGTCGGGCCGCTGATCGAATTGACGTATACGAACGACTGGACCGTGGATCAGGCGGGCCTGACGGTTATCGTCATTCGCGGGCACAGCCAAATCGGGCTCAATCGTGCCGCCCCCGGATCGCCTAACATCGCGTTCACCGCGGACATGAACCGGCAGGCGATCGCTCCCGTTCCACCGTTAGGATTCCGCCTCAAGAGTCAAGATTGGTTCCTGAGCGAAGACAAGAGCCGCGAAGACTTCACGTTCATTTTTGAGGAAATCGCTGGCGACAATGCTCTGCCGACGTATTGCTCGGACATTCAATTCGATCAGCGATTGACCACGACGCGAGCCGGCGGCCTGCACATCCTTCCGACGATTGTGATTAGCGGCTTCGTCGAAGTGGTCAAGCCGCAACTCATCGCACTCGGCTTGCAAAAAGTGTTTCTGATTTTGAACGAGCGAATCACTAACATGCGAAATCAAGGGCGGCTGGCCCTGATTATTTCCATGAACGTGACTGAGCCTGTCTTCAATAGCCGTAGAGTCGCATTTGATTTCGCATTTCAGAGCCAGCCCGGAACGCTGAACAATGGAAAACCGCAGTTCGGCGGCGATCCCGGAAATTGGAGCGATGTGTTTTTGAAAGCCGGAATGTTTTCTCCGGTCGGCTCGACGGACTGGCTATCGTGGCAAAATTCCATGCTCGAAAACGCATGGTATTCCCGCGGCTTTTACGGACAAGGATTCAATCCGAGCAACGACCTAATCGTCAACCAGTGCAATGCGGCGATTCCGCAGTTGACGTTGGCGAGCGGTTATCCGACTGGCAACATCGCTCAGTTTGATCCGGGGGCTCCGACAAATGATCCGACGACTCAAATTTATCTATATTACGATGGTTCTGTGCGACTCGTGATGTATCCGAATTCGAGCACACACTTTCCCCTTCCGACGTCCGCACCGCCGAATTCGGGGGGCGGTATCGGAAGCGGGTCGAGCGGCCAGCCCCCGGTAACGATTTCTTCGGACAGGGCCCCGGTGGCCGCACAACTTGACCCGACGCTGCCGCCGGCATCAAGTCAGGTCAGCGGACAGAAACCGGCGAAAATCATCTTTGAAGGATCGGCTGTCAGGACGAATGCTCCGCCAGAATTACCCACCCCATCGATCACCGTCGGAGGAAATGCCAACATTCAGGTCGGCCATTCGGACGTGAAGGCTCAGACGTGGGGAGAGTATTTCGGGGCGACGCTTCACGGTCTCTCTTGGTACATTGAGTACATCGTTTCGGGCGCGAACCCCGATACGATCATGCAAAACTTCCCGGACAACTTGTCGAAAACGACGACCGGCGTCCAAAGCGACGGCCAGTAAAGAAGGGGCTTTTCCGAGTTATGGCAGACAAATTCAAAATCGACCTTGGCGAAGACGATGGCTGGGCAACAATCGTGATCGGGGGCAAGGAAATCAAGATCAGCCCTCTTGAAGAAATCGAGAGGCTTCGCAACGCGATCGGCGAAGGCAAGCAGCCCACGAATCAGGACATCATCAAAATCGTCGGCGTGAGGCTGAAAGAGGATCATGGCATTGAGGCCAGCCCGAATATGTCCCTGGCGTTCTACGCCGCCGTGCTGGACCTCAACGAAAGGGTCTCCGGTTTTTTTTCCAAGAGGCTCGCTTCGCAAGCAGTTTCGGATTCGACCCCCGAAGCGTCAGCCGCGGAAGATTCTGGGGAATGCTCTCCGCACTTGACCGACTCGACGCCATCGAATCCATGCGACGAATCGCCGAGCACGATGCCAGCAAAGAATTCCGCTGTAGCCTGATCGCGATGATCGAAGGGGAGGCCGCTGGCGATAAAGCCTATCGGCAAATGGTTGCCGATGAAGTCACTGCAAAGATCGACGCATCGCTGGCTGGCCGAGCCTGAGAACTTTTTTTGACGCGGAACGGACTAAAGCGATAGAGTGATGGGCGGGAGATAAACCGGGCCACGGATGCCACAATGGAGGTATCCAATGAAACTCTCTTGTCCGAATTGCCGTGAAACGTACAGTCTGCCGCCCATGATTATGGACATTCACGAGAAAGAGACGGCGGCAGAATTCGATGCGACTGCGGGCTCGCCGATGTTCGACATGATTCGCGAAATTGAATCGGAGCCCGTCATGCAATCGCCGCGTAGGAAAGCCGAAGCCGTAAGGTCCGCTTCCGCAGTTTCATCAGTTATTGGAATCGTGGCCCTGTCGGGAATTCTGCTGATCTTTGCAATGGCTGTCGTTCCTGCAATCATTGCGTCCGGCAGCGACGGCCAGCACGTTGAGCCCGGCGGAATAATTTTGCTGTTCGTGATCGGCGGGATTTACTTGCTGCCCACGATTATCGCGTCGGTTCGATCGCATCAGCAGGTCGCAGCCATCGCAGCCCTCAACATCCTCTTGGGCTGGACGCTACTCGGCTGGGTGATCGCGTTCGTTTGGAGCCTGACCGCCGTTAGACAAAGGGCCTGACCTTGCTCGAAATGTCGCAGGGTGCAATCCGCCAGATGTTCCAGGTGCAGACGGGCATGTATCGCCCGTCCGGCTACGGATTGCAAATCCCCGGCATGATCGATCTCGGCCTGCCGATCTTTACGGTGAGGCGTGTCGAGTCGATGAAGTACGATCCCGACATTCGCCTTGGAATGGCGATCAAAAACGCCCCGCTGCTGACCGTGAAGTTCAAACTCTCCGGTCGGCCAGAGATTGTCGAATTCATGACTGGGGAAATCGAACGCACGTGGTATTACGTCGTTCCCCGTCTGCTGGAGGCACTCTGGTACAGCCGGGCTGGTGGGGAGGTGATCTACAAACTTGGCGACGATCGCAAGGTTCACTTGGGCCACTTCCGCGACGTTTATCCGTCCGACATTTCGATTCTCACGCGGGGCGGCCAGTTCGCCGGCATTCAGATTTCGGCCGCATCCGTGCTCGCGGACGATAACAACTGGTACGGCAACGGCCCAGAATCGATGGACCGATACCGCAACAAGGGGAAGGTCACGCTGTTCCCGCCGAAGTCGTTTCTGTACGTCCACGGTCGGCGGTTCGGATCTTGGAACGGCCGGAGTGAATTGCTGGGAGCTTACAGTCCGTGGATCGACAAGTGGGACCAGTTCAGCGGGGCACTCGCGATCCGCCGCATGTGGTTCTACAAGAATGCCTACAGCGGATTTTGGGTGCAGCATCCGCCGGGCGAGTACGTCACGAACATGGGGTCCGATGGCAGCCCCGGCACGAAAATCCCCTATCGTGACTTGGCCCGCCAACTGGCCGAAATGATCCGCACGGGCGGGGTCGGCACGGTCCCGTTCGTGAACAATCCAGCGAAGCCGGGCGAGTCCATCTGGAAGATCGAACAGCCCGCCATCAACGGCGACGCGACGGGCTTGCACGATTACATTCGCGAACTGCGATCAGACATCCTGCACGGCTTGGAAATCCCTGACGACATTCTCACCGCCGTCTCCAGCGTGGGCGGGTTCGCCGGCCGTTCGGTTCCCGCGATGGCGTTCTTCACGTCGCAGCAACTCGCATTGCGGGCTCTCGTGCAAGAGGTGAAAGAGCAGATTTGGGACTGCCTCGCGGAGCTCAACTTCGGCAGCACCGAGTACGACGTGCAGGCTGAAGTTGACGTGGATCGCCTGATTCCCAGTGGCCTCCCCGGTGCGAACGACGAAGAATCGAACGTCGCGGCGCGGGCCGATGATCCAACGAAGCAGATGAGCGTGCAGAGCGACGCCGAATTCCCGAACTGGTGGAAGTCGACGGCGGCCACGTTCAGCGGCTATGCCACGGCTTGCGTGCGGTTCCGCGACGAGAAGGACAAGCCGATTCTGGCTCGCCCACGCATCTGGCGTCCGGTCGAAACGATCGCCGCGTAAATTATTTGACGCAAGGCCGGTCTTTTCGCGATGATGCCGCTTTCCTTTTTAGGAGCGAAAGCATGGCGATCGGCTATCACGAAATCACCGTCAAGGATCAAGGCCTGTTCTCTGCCGTCAAATCCACCGAAAGGGACACTTATCGGCTCTACATGGAAGATGCCGACGACGACAGAACGATCCTGCATGTCCCGACTCACGAGTGGGAGCAGCTTTGCCGCGAGACATGCGGCGAAGTCGCCCAATTCACCATTGGCGAATTCACGATCAGTGCCAACGGCAAGTATCTAGAAATCGACAAGCCAAATGACGGGCGAGCATGCATTTCACCGGAGCAGTTGCACGAGATGTGTGCTCGCGGTTTGGGGCCGGATTCGCTCGTCGATCCGCAGAAAACGCCAGGGTGGGTCGATGGCCCACCGACTGAAATCGGCCCGCTTTACGCTGTCCGCATCCGAAGCGAAGAATACAACCGAGACGTGGTCGGATATCTCACCGAAGCATCCGGGTGTCGGGCGCCATTCGTCAGTCACGAGACCGGACGCGGCTATGAATTGGAATGGTGCGTCCGCCATTTCCTGATCCCGGATCCCCCGCAGGCGAAGGTGCCCGATCCGCCGAAGTGGGTGCGGGTCAAGTGCGTGGCTGGCCATCATCACATCCCGACCGGGGCAGTTGGCTGGGGATTCAAACACGGCAAAGTGTGGCATGTCGCTCCAGATTTTGACGAAAACGTGATCGACCTCGAAGGCGACCGCTGGGTGCCGACCGATGGCTGACACCGAATACGGCTCATTCGGCGGTCAATCCATCCAATCCGCCAGCCAGCACTATCGCCAAATCGCGGAGTCGGACAACCCCGACCCGAACGCCCTCGCGCAAATCGCCCGCTGCAACTCATACCGCTGCCCGCGCGGGGCAATGCCGGGCGAAGCGTGGCTTCTGATGCTCTACTCCGACGTGCAGGTCGTGCAGGCCATCTCGCTCGGCAACGACCCGTATAACGCCTTGATCTTGGGCTGCGGACAGAACCAGCTTCAAGCCGCGAAGATGGTTTTCCTTGATGCGACCCAGATTGTCGGCGGGGCGGCCGAAGATCCGAACGGGCTATTCATCGTTCATGCGGCCGACGAGCGGGCAATTGGTTTGCGGTCCACGTTTACGCAAGCGTACAACGTCCGCACCTTGGCCGACCCGACCGCGGAGTATTGGAGTGAGACTGAGGATCCCGCGGCGGCCGTGCTGTTCAACGGCAATCCGGGGCCGGGCCGCGGGCCGTGGACTTGGCAAAAGATGCTGGGCAGCATTTGGACGTATGTCTCCCCCGCCCCAACGCTGGTCGGCCTGACCTTTCCAACGTCCAATCCCGAGCGCTTCCGCTTCATCGAACAGGCCCCCCTTTCGGCCTACGCCGAATGCCTGCAATCGCTCTTCATGGATCTCGTTTACAACCCGACGAACGGCGGCAGTTTCTCCGCCGTGCAACGCGGTGCGGCTGACACGAACTTTCAGCAGCTTCAACAGGCCAGCCAGAATTTTTTACTCTTCGCGAATAACCCGGTTGAGTCGGATGACATCTGGTTCCCCGCGTCGGTCGACGTCGTGTTCTTGGCGATCTATCCGGGAGCACCGGAAGAATCTATCACGACCGCACCCTATTACGTGTTCAACGGCGGTCCCACGACGATGCCCAATGGTGCGACGCCGGTGCCGGGCACGACGGACGTGATCTTTGCCCCCCTCGACGCTCAGATGTGCTGCCAGAATCAGAACCCGACGAACGTGATCGCACTCAACACGCTGGCTCAGTTGCTCATCAATTCGTATTACCAATCCCGCGATCAGGCCGAGCGGCCCAAGTTGTGGTGCTACGACGGCATCCAAGCGTTCAATCCCGGCTCGCAGGTCGAAGAAGTCGTTTGGCATTTGGGTCCGAGCGGGGCGACGACGACCGTTGCCGCAATGGCTGGCACATGACCGCGATCTCTCGCCCCCCGCTCGCTCCGCTCTTTGGCGATAACGCGGCGGACTTGTTCGCATTGTTCGCGTCCACAAGCGGCAATACCGTCCCCACAGAATCGGTGGTCGGATTCAATTCCGCGACAATGGCCCCAGTTGTCGGAATTGGCGAAAAATCATCGGCTCCGGGACTGTCTCAATCGCTTAACGCGGCTTTCTTTTGCGATCCGGTGTTGTCCATCCTGAGCGGCCGATTCAACGGCCCCGCGGGCCTGCCGTTCAGTTTCATCTATCGATTGGACGGCCGGAAATTCCGCTCGGCATCCGTGGGCGTCGGCTTCATCAACGCCCACTCAAACGGCCGCGTGCTCACGCCAACCGCGACCGCATTCGCGACCATCAATCCGCTCACGCTCATTTCAGACAGCAACGACATTGCCTATGCCCTGCCCGCCGGCATGACCGGGATTTCGATTCTCGCCGGGGCCTGCGATCGCAACGGAAACGCCGCCTGCCTGTTCACGCCAACCGGATCGGGAACGGCGTACAAGGTCGGTTATTGGAATGCGTTCGGAGTCTCGCAGTGGGTCGTGCCGTTCACCCCGCCGGGCGGCTCTCAAATCACCGGCCGCGTCCAAGTCGAATTTGATCCGGCCGGAGCGATCTATACTCTGTGCTGCTACTCCGGGAATCAGGGATGCGAGCTCCGCCAGTTTGCTGCGGCAACCGGGGCTCAGAATTGGTCTGTCGCTCCGAACTCGACAACGACAATTTCAGTCGCTTCGGTCTGGATCACGGCGGACGGACTTGCCTTCGTGACCATTGGTCCGTTGACCACGGGCAGCAACGTCTTCTCATACGCCACGGCGAGCGGGGCTCAGCAGTGGTCACAGAGAATCGGGAACAACACCGCGGCCAGCGTATGCGAACTGAAGGGCTTGCTGCTTGTGGGGGCCGCTCCAGTTTCGGCAGGCGGAGCGGTCACGAACCTTTGGCAGTTGAGCCGGGGCACCGGGGCGACGGTCAATCAATTCGCAATCGGCCCGACGAACCAAGGTTATCCCTACTGGCTTGAACCGCGTGCCGGGCGACTGGGGACGTTCGCATGAAAGAAGCCGGCAACCTTACGCCGCTCTCAGTCTGGTTCATGTCGTTCCCCGTGATGGCGACGGTTTCGGTTGTCGACGTGTCCACGCTTCGCGTCGCCGCGTCATGCCTCACGACAGGAACGACCGTCGCGAACTGCGGGATCGCGATCAACGGGTGCAAGCAGCAGTTCTATTCCACAAACGCCGGCTACGGCCAATTGCTCGATACCGCCGCGTCGGCCGCATTCTTCGCCGCGACGACGAACGCCCGTGTGATTGCCTACGATCCAGTGAATAGCCGAATCGCGGTGCTCACGACGGCCGCAGTGCTCGAAATCAACCCCGCGAACTGGCAGACCGCATGGACCACGAATCACGGGCTGACGCTCGGCACGAGCGGCGTTGGCATCGATGTGGACCGCAACGGCAACGTCGCGATCACGGCGGCGGGAACGATCCAAGTCTACGACGGGGCGACGGGAGTAATGTCGAGCACGGCGGCTCAGGCCGGTGCCGCGACGTGCCGCTTCGATGCGGACAGCAATCTCTACGTCGCTGGCACGGCCCTGATTAAATACGGTTCCGGGCTCGTTCAGGACTGGACTGCCCCGCTCACATTCACCGCGATCAGCGTGGGCGACCAATTCGTCTACGGTGAGGCGGACACCGGCACTGGATCACTCGTCGATATCGTGAGTCCGGTAAACGGCGGAGTGCTCGCCACGACGGCGACACTATCGAGCCCGTGTGCCATTCCTGGCGGCCGACTGATCGCGTTGTCCAATTCTCTCGGCATCTCGGGGCCGATTATCACACTGGTAAACTCCGGCGGATTCGTCTCCGCCAAAGGCGACCGACTCAGCGGATGGGCGTCGATCAGCGGCACGGGTCCGACCTACGGCCGAAGCGGGCCGACGCTGGCCGAGCCGAGCGTGGGCAGAATCGGGGCGTTCGCATGGTAGGCCGCACGCCACAATGGGAAGCCTTCCGAATCCGCCAGCCGATTCCAAGCCGGCTGCCCGGTTACGTGCTTTACCCGTACGCACCGAAGACTCTGCTGTATCAATTCTCAGTGGGCGGCACGGTCTATTGCATCGACTTGGACGCGGGCCAGATTGTGAGCGAAGGGCAGGCGTCAAGCATCGACACGATCGGCTTTGACGCGATGGACACGGCGAACCTTCCGTCGTGTGATCCGACAGACGGAACCATCTCAGCCGCTTGGGTCGCGGGGGGCACAATCTCACGAGCCTACGGCACGCTCGGGCGGCAGGGCGATACGTCGATGACCTTCGCCATTCCGAATCCGAACGGCGGCACGACGCAAGAGAAGATCGTTGATGCGTCGAACGGCCCCGCGGAATGGGTCTGTTACACCACGACGACAACCGGAGTCACGGGGCAAACTCACTGGTACTTCTGCCGCAAGAACGATCTTGTCGTCACGACGATTAACAGTTCATTCGGCGGATTCCCAACTGCGGCCGGCGTCGATTGTGACCGGGCGGGCAACTGGTACATCTTCGCGAGTGCCGGGAGTCCGCCCAATCCCACGCATACGCTCATTCGCCAAGCGATCAACGGCAGCGGAATCACCTGGAGCGTCAATCCCGATCACACGGGGGCATCAATCCCCGCGTACACCGGAGCACGCACGGGACTCGACAAACTGGTCTGCATCGGACCCCCCGAAAAGAACGGGCTCGTCTGGAATCAGAACGTGTTTGTCGCTTTGCCCAGTGGCTGGCTGTCCAAGCATGACTGCCGCACGGGGGCATGGGTGATCGGCGGAAACACCACGCTTCGCCCGTCGCAGTTGAACGCGGCCCCGGACGGACTCGTCCTGAAGAGCAGCGGCATTATCACGAAGGTCAACCTGGACACGCTCGCGGTCATCTGGACGCATACCCCGAATTCGTTCGCGGTCCAAGGGCTGAACGTCGGCCCGATCGCGGTCGATGGCTGCGGCGATGTGATCTACGGCACGGGGGCCGATCCGCAAGGGGCCGTCCACATTCGCAAGATCAAGTCCGCGGACGGGACGCCGCTGATCGACCGCAAGTTTTTCCTGCCCGTCTCCGGGGTGCCGATCGTCGCGGATTCTGGGCGGATCGGGGGTTATAGCTTTTGCGGCGAAAGCTGGGAGCTGGCGGGTCGGCCGCCAATTGCTTTCAGTTAAGCGATACGAGAGAATAGATCTGTTCTCACGAACTTCGGGACGGCCGGAACGATAGCTACGAACCGGCCAAGCGACTCGACCGCGAGAATGCCGTTCTTCCTTTGTCCGGCATTCCGGTCGCGTCGGCCCGAAAAGACAAAGGGCATTCGTTCATGGCTCTCTGCCATTGCGAACATTGCGGAAAACAATTCTTCGCGCCGCCATCGTTCAGAAGAAGATTTTGCGGAATCAAATGCTCTGTACTATCCGGAGTTCACGGAGGAAGAAAACGCACTCATCGAATGTCGCGAACGCCGCTTTATAGGGCGTATCAGGACATGAGAAGAAGATGCGAAAATCCGAAAACGCCCGGCTTTTCCAATTATGGGGGAAGGGGAATAGAAGTCTGCAATGAATGGAAAGATCCGGCAACTTTTATCACATGGGCGATTAGCAATGGATATTGCGAAGGGCTGAGAATTGACAGGATCGACGTAGAAGGAAACTACGAGCCCGGAAATTGCAGATGGATTACCAATACTGAACAGCAATGGAATACGAGAAAACGCAGCCGCGGCCACGAGACATCGAGATTTAAAGGAGTTTTTAAAACGCGAAACGGTCGCTGGCTGGCCAAGATTACGCATTTCGGAAAACGCATTAAATTGGGCCTGTTCGACACCGAGGAAGAGGCCGCCGCTGCTTACGATAGGGCCGCTTTAGAGTTAAGGCCATCGCTGGCACACATAAACTTCTCTCGGAGAAATTCGTGAAATAAAATTTGACCCGATGCCCGGTGAAATGCTAAACAGGGGCAGAGCGAAACGACATGCGGGCATGAAAGGATTCACAATGTTGGTGCTTTCGAGAAAGAAAGACGAAGCGATCCTGATTAAAGTTCCTGGCTATCCAATTATCAAGGTCGCAGTTGTGCGAATCGGTCCCAACAACTGCCGACTGGGCATCGACGCCGACCGATCAATCAGCGTGATTCGCGAAGAGCTACAGAGCGACCCATCTCAGCCGGAAGCGAGTCCGGTTGTTTGAGCGAACGGAATCGCGTCTGCGACAGGGGCCGGTCGGTTTCGTTACTGACCTTTCGGCTCCGGCCGGTCCCTTCGCCTATTTGGAACGAAGCATGTCGATCCAACAGTTTGAAGAGACGTTCGCACTCTACTCCGAAGAATTTCGCCAGTCGTGCGAAGCGTTCGTCGCGTGCGGCTGCGACGAATGCCTGTGGTGGATAAACAGCGTTGACGACGGCGGTTCCCAGACTGCCCAGTTCGTAAGCCTGTGCTACGAAATCTCACGGGTTAAAACCTCGCTGACGACCATCCAGTTCATCGGATGTTCTCAGATATTTTCTCAGGCGATCAACGCAAAGAGCGATCGGGCGATTGAGCGTGTTCTCGATTTCGCGGTGACGGTCATGCGTTCCGCTCTCGCGTTACAGAACTGAATCGGTTTCGTCATGCCGAACTTCCCGCAATTCGACTCCGCCGAAGTCGTCGCCGCCCAAGGCTCTCTTGCATGGCACACGGCCCGCGAAAACAGCGTCGGCGGTTCCGAAGCTGCGGCAGTCTGCGGGCTGAGCGAATACGACACGCCGTTGAGCATCTACCGCCGCAAGCTGGGGCTCGACCCCGAGCCCGACGAAAACGACTCGATGCTTATGGGGAAGTTTTTCGAGCCCGCGATTCTGCGGATGTTCCGAGCTAAAACCGGCACGAAGGTCTACACACAAAAGCCGCCCAGTTATCGCAGCAAGAAATGGCCTTGGATGACTGTCAGTCCCGACGGACTCGTGATCGCGGAGCCGCACGGCATCGAAGCCAAGCGGACCAATCAGTTCATGGCCGATCAATGGGGCAAGCCGGGGACCGACGACATTCCGGCGAGCTATAACGTCCAATGTCAACAGGCGTGTGCCGTGCTTGAATTGGAAGTCATCTGGGTGCCGGTCATAATCGGTGCCGCGTTCAAAATCTATCGCGTCCAGCGAAACGAGCGGCTGATCGCGAGCATGGTCGAGATTGAACGCGAATTCGTGCGGAAGCTCGCCGACCACGAAGCCCCGGAGCCGTCGTGGGATCACGCTTCGACGCTCGGAACGATCAAGAGCATGTTCGGTCTGAAGGACGGGAAGGCCGTCGACCTGAGCGATGAGTCGAAGCTGCTGAAGGCCGAGTACGAAGCCCTTGGCCAATCGAACAAAGCGAATGACGCCCGGAAGGCCGCGATCAAGTCAAAGTGGCTGTTTGAAATGGCCGACGCTCAGTACGGCATATTGGGCGACGGGACCGCGTTTCGGCGGCAAGAGCAGAGCATCGCTGAGCATGTTGTTTCGTCGTTTGTTAAAGTGGACACAAGAATTGTGAAAGCCCCGAAGCCGCTGGCGTTGACTGTGCAATGAGAACAAGATGCTATCTCTGCGACCGCCCCCTGAGCGGCGAATCGTGTTACTGCGAACCGTGTGCAAAGCTTTTGCCAAATCCGGCTTATCTCAAAGAGCTACTCGATCAAGAAAGTTCGCGTACGTCCATTATTGCTGAGCAGATTCTTTTCGGGATGGGCGTGCTGTTTAATAAGATCGAATCACTTGAAACGCGGGTTTTCCCACTGGGTTGACCAATAGATGTGTACGGTAAGTGGTCCGTTTCAAACCGCTGTCAGGGGAAAATCTGGCCCTGCGTGGGTGTCGCGAAAAAGCACCGTAGTTTCCGTAGTGCCAGTGGTGCACGCACGCCGATCCGGGTGAGAATCCGGTGGTCATTGAGTGAGGTGCTGGTTCGACTCCAGCCGGAAACTAATTGAAAGCGTGACTGGGTTTGCTCGTTCACCCCGCAATTGGTCGCGATAAAAATGAGCGTCGTCACTTTCGTCTAACTGGTAGGATGCACGGCCATGGAGAAACCTCCGGGAAACCGGGTGCAAACTCAACCGTGTGATGCGGGTTCGATCCCCGCCGGTGACGAATCTCGGGAAAGCGGGCATCCTTGTTGGACGTGCCGCGACCTGCGGTCAGGGACAATTTTGGCCGCAGTTTTTCTTTCACATCGAACAGGAGCAAAGGCACAATGACTCTCGCGTCCAACCTGAAAGCGAAACTCGGCACAATCGGCAGCGAAATTGAATCGGCATTCACCGCGGCTGAACCGGAGATTGAATCGCTCGCGTCGACCGAAGCGGGCAAGTTGCTGACGAAGCTCGCGGCCGAACTGCCCACGCTTGAAACCGCCCTGACGGCAAAGCTCAGCACGGTCGGCCTGCCGTCCGGGGCTGGGGCCGCGATCGCGTCCGCTCTCGTCTCATCAATTGGGCCGTGGCTCACGTCCACGCTGGCGAAGGTCGCTCCGGTTGCAACAACGCCCGTTGCAGCGGTCCCCGCGGTCGCGGCCGTGCCGGCGACCACCAAGCCATGACGCCGAACCGCTTGGCCAAAATCCGCAGCAACGCATTGTGCTGGAAGCAAAGCGATGTTTTAAATTCGCCTCCGTTTCCGTGTCCCGGCTACCGAGAAGCGTTAGAGCTAATCGATGAAATCGATCGGCTGACAAAAGACCGGAATGAATGGCGCGATCGATACAATGCCGAGACTTGGGAGCGGAGATGAGCGACAACCACACCGACGGCATGCGGTGGACCATCGGCCATCCACCGCTTTGCCAGCCGAAGTGTCGCGTGCCGATGGAGCGGCTTTACGAAGGCGGCAAGCTGATCGGCTTCCGCTGCCCGCTGTGCGAACGGATCACGTACAGCGAGCCAATTCGAGCGATCAACGCGGTGCCGAAGTGCCCGCTCTGTGGTCGACGCGCAAAACTCGTGGGCGATCAGTACGTTTGCCCAGACTGCAAAGGCATCGTCGATCACATGAGCGACGGCGTGACGGACGCGAGCACCGATCCGACGCGGCGAATCGAGCAGCAAGAGCGGAAGAAACAACGGGCACCGGCCGCACACCACAGGGGAGGCACGCATGAGCGATGGAAACCCAAGCAGCGAACATCCCCTTGAGGCGATGCGGCTGGCGATTGCGGCTCACATCGAGGGCGTCGACAAGCTGCTGCCCAATGATGGCGACGGCTATGAAATCACGCTCTTCTGCCGGCACAAGTTCGACGCGAATCGCGATGTTCTGGTCAACTCGGCGAACGACGTGCGGGCCGTGATCGATCGGCTCAAGTCGTTCGCGAAGGCTCGGGTGCTCGAAAAGGTCAACCAAGATATTGATGTGGTGTCGGCATGAAAGAAGAGATTGAGTGGATCGACGCGGGCAAGCGGCCCCCTATTCTTGGCGAAGCCGTGCTGATGAGAAACATCGATGGCACCATTCGCGTGGGATACAAGCTAAACTGCTGGGCCACGTTGCCGGGTCATTGGGCATTCGGATTCGTGACGCACTGGGCCGATCTTCCTAACGGTCCGACTTCCCGAACGCCCCCTCAATCATCGCCCGAATCGCCCGCACCTTCCGCCTGAGCCCGACCGCCAGTTTCGGCCCAGAGACGCCTTCCACTTCGGCCGACATGCGGACATGAACCATGCAACCGTTGGGAACCGCGTCCACGCCAACGTGCGTCGCCTGAGCCGTCAGTTGCCCGCTCACAACCTTGGTTAACTCTTCGTCGAATTGGTTCCCTGCCGCATTCTTCTCGCGGCTCACGACGAAATCGAACGTTCGGCCGTCATCGTCGCGGACGATCAAATGTGCCCGGTCGCCTTTTTTCCGCACGATTTCGGCCCCGGTCGCTTTCGTGATTGCGTCGGCGTGCTCTTCAATCCACTGGCAGACTCGCCTCTCGTTGACGGGCAACGTGAACGAAGTTTCCTGATGCCCACTGCCGGCAAAGGCTTGCGTCGACATGACGAAAAAGAGAACGCAAATCGTCGAAAAAAGTTTTGACATGACCCGCCTCTCGTGTGTATTGTCGCCGAACCGTCCCGCCATTGGACGATGATGAGCATAACACAGAGCCAGTCCTGAGCCCCTGTCAGTCCACGTTCGGGCGAGCGTTTCCACCGGGACGCTTGCCAATGGCCGAGCGTGGGCTGATTGGGGTTTTTCATTCCCCCCCACGCTTCGGGCCACGAAGCGGCACGGACGGCCAGCATGGCGGATCGTCGGTCGATCCCGATTGAGCACTCGATGCCGCGGAAACGCAAGGTCATCGAGATTGCCCGCAAGGCGTCGATTTCACGCCGTGAAGCCGCGGGCACGCTGCTTGAGTTTTGGATCTGGGCCGACCAGAACGCCGACGCTGCGGGCAACCTTCCGCGTCTCACGCTGGCCGACCTGAATGAAGCGGTCCCCGCGTCGCCGATGTTCTGGAAGGCTGTCATGGACGCGGGCTGGCTTGCGGACGGCGACGACGGGCTCCGCATCCCCAACGCGGCGAAGTGGCTGTCCAAGGCGAAGCTGAAAGCAAAGACCAAGGGTGAGCCGATCGACAGTTCTCCTGTCGCGATGACGTTCGATTGTGCGGGGCAGCCAGAAAGATGGGATTTGCACACGGCACAAATCGCTACATGGCAAACGCAGTTTCAACGGCTCGACGTACGAGAAGAATGCAACAATGCCTTGGGTCATACGAAAACTAAGGCGATGAAAACCGCGAAGGGGATGAGGCGATTCCTCTATTCGTGGCTCATGCGTTCCAATGATCGATTGAAAACGAACGGGCAAAAGCCACTGATTTCTCGCGTTCCGAGTGATGACGATTTGAAGGATTGGAGACCATGACCGACATCCTGCCCGACGCCCGGATCGCGGAGATGGCACAGCACGTCAACTGCGATCGGCTGACGCTTACTGACGAAAAGGCCAACCAACTTCTCGACTCCCACCGTGCCCTTGCCGCCAAGCTCAAAGAGGCGACCGACGAGATTAAGCGATTGAAAGGCCCCATGTCGCTCGGAGACATTTATTGCAGAAGAGTCGGACTTCAGCGATGCCCGTCGTGTTTTGTGGTGAATAAGCTGGGAGAGACGTGCAAATCGTGCGGTCGCCAGCCAGCTCCAATCGAAATCATTCAGGCAGAAAATCGCGACCTGCTGGACAGAGCCAAAGCGGCGACCGCGCGGGAGCGGCGGCTGCGGGAGTGGCATGACGGGCCGCCGCCGGGGCTCGGAGATTACCGCCTACGCGACAAAAAAGGTCGCGTGTTCGTCGTCACCGTGATTGCCCGTCACGAAGACTGCTTTGACATCGCTTGGCCGTACCGGGAGTGGTGTCGCTATGACTTCATCGTTGCCCATCAATCTCTTGCCGACGCTCCCGCCGCCCAACCGTCCGAAGCCGAGCGGCATGTGGAGCTAAAGCACGGCATGAACTGTCCTGCCTATCCAGGCAGCGACGATGCCTGCACCTGCGGGCTTGAGTGGCGGATCAAGCTCCAGACCGAGAACGAGATGCATGCCGCATGGCGAAAGCGGGCAGAAGAGGCCGAGCGCGAATTGCAGGTCGCCCAGCAGACCATCGAAGAGCAGGACAAGTGCCTTGAGAACATGGAGCAAACCCTGCTCGACAACCGGGACCTGAAGGCTGAAGCCGAGCGGCTGCGAGGGGTGCTGGAGGAGATTCGCGGTCCCCTTGACGACCTGACCATCGGGCCCACGCAAACATACGAGGCCATCGACGCGATTCTCACGCGGGAGGGCGCATGACAAATCAACCAACGCACATCGGCGAAGCAATCGTCGAATTTCTCTTGATGCGGTACGGGATAAGAAAGGCAACGAATGCTGATCCAGGTCTGTCCCGAAGGCGTGCCGACAGCGTTACAGGAACTTCGTCAGTGGCTGGTCTGGACAATCGTGACCCGCGACGGCGACAAGCCGACAAAGCTCCCATACAGCGTGTTCTCTGGCCAGTTAGCCAAGTCGAATGATCCGCAGACTTGGTGCAACTTCAAATCCGCCGTCACGGCCAATCGGATCACCGGCCGATGGTCGGGCATCGGATTCGTCTTCACCGCGGAAGACGAATTCTGCGGCATCGACCTGGACGGTTGCCGCAACCTCGAAACCGGCGAGTGGGCCGACTGGGCTCGGCAAATCATGTCGGACTTCAACACATACACCGAACTCAGCCCCAGCGGCACGGGGGCGAAAATGTTCATTCGGGCGAAAGCCCCGATGGACTCCGGCAAGAAAATCAAAGTCGAAGGCGTCGCCACGGTCGGCGAGAAAGAGCCGGGCATCGAAGTCTACGACCATCTGCGATACTTCGCCGTCACGGGCAAGCGAGTGGGCAAGTTCCCCAAAGAACCGATGGAGCGGCAAGCGGTCCTGAATCGCTATTGTGCCGAGTGGTTCAAGCCGCAAACTCTTGGGTCACCAGCCCCGACAGACTTCTACGGCCAGCCGGCAATCGTCGAACGAGCCCGGAAGTACGTCGCCCGGATGCCGATCGCGGTGAGCGGACAGAAGGGACACGACAAGGCGTTCCACGTGGCCTGCACGCTGATGCTCGGGTTCGACCTGACTGAGCCTGACGCCTACGCGGTCATGGCAGAGTGGTCCAATCTGTGCGATCCGCCGTGGAACGAGCGGGAGATTCGCCACAAACTTTCGCAGGCCGACAAGGTGCCTGGAGAGCGAGGGTACTTAAAAAACGTCCAGCCGATGCAGTGGGACCGGGTTAGAGTCCCGCAGCACGAGGCACCGCCTGAACCGCCGCCGTCCAACACGCTGTACGAGTCGGCCCGCGAATACATGGCCAGCCTGAAGGACGGGAAGCAAGGGCTCATCAGCCTTGGATTGGGTGATGTGGATTATGCCATCGGCGGCGGGGTGCAGCCGCCGGAGGTGGTCATCATCGCGGCGAGGCCGAGCCATGCAAAATCGGCTACCGCACTTCAAGCGGCGTACAACATTGCCGGAGAGGGACACCCGATCCTAATCATCTCAGACGAAATGTCCCGCCTAATGCTGGGCAAACGGGCGATCCAGTATTCAACCCCGATCAATGAAGAGGCGTGGGTTCACCGTTCCGAGGACGTGCTCAAGGACGTGGACGGCCACTTTCACGAGCGAGCCCCGATTTACGTCGTCGAGAACTGCGGCACGCCGCAACGGGCCTGCGAGTCGATCCGCCAGCACGTTCGCGATCACGGCGTTCGCTGCGTAGTCGTGGACTACATGCAACTGCTGCTCGGCAAGAAAAACAGCCGCTACGAGCAAGTCACCGAAACCAGCCTGATGCTCAAGCACATCGCCACGGAAACCGGAGTGCTGATGATCGAACTGGCCCAGCTTGGCCGAGAAGTCGAGAAGCGGGAGACGTTCAAGCCAAAGCTGTCGGACCTTCGTGAGTCGGGGCAGATTGAGGGCGACGCGGATGTGATCTTATTCCTACTTTGGCCGCACCGGATCGACGCGAAGCACGACCCAAAGGAATTCTTCGTATTCATCGGGAAGAACAAGAATCGGCCGACGCATCAGCACACGGTGAAATGCCGGTTTGAGCCATCGCGGCAAAAACTGCACGTGGAAAAGCCAGAGGCATCAATGGACAGTGCGGCCACAAGCTTCGACTTTGACGGCGACGATTGGGCGGAAAAGAACGGGCACGAACTGGGCGACTGAAAAAATTCGGAATTGTATACTTGACAAACCAAGTGTAATTACCGATAATGCGGGTGTCAACAAAGGAGCCCGCAATGAATTTCGCCGAACTCAGCAAGCTGACAGAAGATGAGGCCCGCGATTATCTTGAGGCAACCCGCTGGGGAGCGAATGGCGAGCGTCGAGCCTGCCCGCATTGCATGTCGAATGAGTCGATCAAGCTGGCCGGAAAATCGACGCGGCCCGGCGTTTACAAGTGCAAGAATCCGAAGTGCCGCAAGCAGTTCACGGTGACGGTCGGAACCGTAATGGAACGCGGGCACATCAAGATTCGCATTTGGCTGCTGGCCCTGCATTTGATGTCCGCGAGCAAAAAGGGAGTGTCGGCCCATCAGCTCCATCGGATGCTCGGCGTGACCTACAAAACCGCATGGTTCATGGCCCATCGCATTCGGTACGCGATGAAGCAAGAGCCACTGGCCGGAGCGTTGAAGGGCGAGCTGGAAGCAGACGAAACTTACGTCGGCGGCAAGCCCCGGTACAGGGGCGTCAGCAAGGCGGGACGCGGCACATCAAAAAAAGCAGTGGCGTTGCTCGTGGAACGTGGCGGCCGAGCCCACGCAACGCCGGTTGACGATCTGAAAGGATCGACGCTGCGAGAAGTGTTGTTCAAATACGCCGATCGCAACTCGACTTTGTTCACCGATGAAGTGCCGCTCTATAACCACGTCGGCCGCGAGTTTGCCGGTGGCCATCACCGCTCGTTGCACAAGCAGCGTGAATACGTCCGCAGGACGAATGGTGGCGAAACGCTCGTGACGACGAATACGGCCGAAAGCTTTTTCGCGTTGCTCAAGCGTGGTCACTACGGCACGTTCCACCAGATTGGCAAGCGTCACCTGCATCGCTACGTCGATGAATTCAGCTTCCGCTGGAACAATCGAAAGATGAAGGACTCGCAGCGAATGGACGTCGCAATCAACGGCATTGCTGGCCGACGTCTCATGTATCGCCAGCCAATTCTGCGAGATGGCATCGATCAGTTGTGGGGCGGGATTCAGTGAGGCGAATTAGCGTCTCGATAGCGTGAACGCGAAATTCGCAATGCCGATCGCAATGGAGGCGACTAGGGCCGCGACCGCTAGCCAAAACGTGCGCCAGTGGCGTGAGTCCTCTTTGCGTTCCCTCGCGTCTGCCTTTTGGTCTGCCTTCCGCTCGGCATCCTCTTGGGACTGTCTATATTCCTGCCGTACCTTTTCTAAGATGCTCATGTCTTCGTGCTCTTTTGGCGTTTTGCCCTTGAGCCAAACCGTGAATTCAGGACATGCGATTTCTTTTTCAAGAGCAACTGCCAGCGGCCGATCTGTTAGCGTCCCGTTGACCGGAAAGCCAGAAAAGCCCCTGTAACACAGAACTTCTCTTGATTCTTGAAGACTAAATTGTCCCGCATCGCGAACGCGACTGACCGCCTCCACGGGCGAATTGTCAGCCTTGATGCGCGAAGCTAAATATCCGCAATCGCGGCATTTCACGAGAGGCATGGCCCCGGTCCCGTTTTGTCTTGTGTGTCAAAACCGAGAGCGGTACCATGCGCGCGACTTTACGGCATGGTTCGCCCCCTAACGGCGAACAGGAGAACCGTCAGTTTGCCGCTGACGGTTCTCGCATTTTACAATGAGAATGCCGGGGACGGGATTTGAACCCGCACGGGGGTGATCCCTTAGCAAGAGGCCCCCGTCGGCTTCCAAGGCCGATGCGTCTACCAATTCCGCCACCCCGGCGTTTTTCTTCTCTCCGCAAAACTCACTTCTAGAAACGAAAAAACCGCGTTCAATCCCGAGCCAAGACGTAAAGGCACGCCTGAGGCTCGGGAACGCCTCAAGCGTGTTGACCTTTCGACTTTCGCTCAGAATCAAACGCGGTTTTTTACCGCACTGCGGGCAGCCTAGATCTGCCCCATTTGCGCGTCAAGGGATGCGCGGCGAAAAATTGGATTCAATCCGTCCCCTTCGGCTACAATCGCCGGCATGACGAAACCGGAACCGGAATCCGATCGCGGCAAGAAAATCTCTCTTCACCCGCTGCCTTTCGAGACCGCTCTCGAAAAGTTCCTGCAAGTGCCGGGCGGGGCTAGTACCGAGCCGGTCCCCCAGCCTAAGGCGAAGGCAAAGCGGCGGACGAAAAAGAAGAAGTGACGGCCCGGCTCAATGCTTATACCGGTGGTTATTTATCCGGGCGAATCCGGAAGGGAATATGAGTACTGGATTTACCCGCTAGACAACGAGTTTGCCGATGAGCCGGGAAACTTCGCTTTCGCACTCGAATGGAAACCGGGCCACTGGGAATCGCTTTATTTTGGGCAAGGCGATTCGCTCAGAGACTGCTGCACGCGGGAGAGCGACATAAAGTCTGCCGCGATCGCGAAAGGGGCCACCCACATCTTAGCCCGCATCAATCGGGGCGATGAGCGGGAACGTCTCGCCGAGGTGGGCGACTTGGTTGCAAGGTGGAATCCGGCTTGTAGCAGTTGACCCACCAGTCGCAAAAACGCTGAGTTTCGTCGACGAGTTCGCGATCAATCGACGAACAAAGCCGGCCGACGTGTTCCCGAATATCTTTGATGAATTCTGGTCGTGATGCCACAACGAAACCTCATGCAGCATCATAAGTTGCGCTGTTTTGGCCTGTCAATCTGCCTTCTTGGCTTGGTTTGTTAAGTATACAATTCCGAAAAAATTTGACTCGCCCACGGCAGATTCGGTACGGTGCGGACATGACCAACGAAGAGTGCGAGGCCCGATTCCTGCACCTGCGGGAGCGGGTCGCCGATCGCGGCTTCAAGGTCAGGTCGTGGTGCTGCGGCAATCCGCCCGTGGTGATCATCACGATTGCGGATCCGAAGCGGAACATCAGTTTCGTCTTTGAGCGGGCGTACGAGACGTTTTGCGGGCCGGAGGATATGGGGCCGCGGTGCGAACTGATTTCCGCTTGGTTCCGGCACGTCATTCGGCGGATTGACCAGATTGATTTGGCGGAAGAGATCAGCGAGGGGCGACGGCGATAGGAGCGAAGAATGAATCTGCTGACGGCATCGGTGTTGTTCGATCAGTTCGCGAGTGACGCATCGAACCGATATGACCTGAGCGAACCGTTCGTCAAGTCCGGTTACCTCTGGGCCACCGATGGGCGAATCTGCGTCCGGTACAAAACGGCTGAGTCTGACACGGTTCCCAAGGGCGAGAAGAACATCCTTGACCCGTCGGACACTTTCAGGCAGTTCAAGATGGATGGCGATTTCGTCGTCACGGACAAGTCTTACACAACCGTCCCGTGCTGGGCTTGCGGCGAATGTGGCCACTGCTGCTGCGAAGTCTGCTCCGGGGCCGACGACGACGATGTTGTCTGCGATTGCGACTGCTGCAATGGCAGCGGAACGGTGCACTTCCCAAGAGAGGTCAAGATCGGCTCCGCGACCGTTGCAACGAAATACGACGTCCTGATGCGGACGCTTCCGAATCTACGCATCGCCATTCCGCAGCCGGGCGAAGAGCTCAACCCAATCAGCTTTGTCTTCGACGGCGGCGAAGGACTGTTGATGCCGCTGGATGTGAGCAAAGCATGAGAATCACCTTCGATACGTCATCACTGGAAAGCTACCGCCAATTCCTCGCCGTGCGTCGTTGCCCGGTCTACGAATTCCGCGGATCGGACGCCATCGTCCCCGACGAATACGCCGCAGCGATTTTTGGCAATGTTGTAGCGCGGCCCACGGATGCGGATTACGAACCGAGTCCATTCCTGTTCGACTATCAAGCGGGCATCGCACGCCTCGCGATTCGCAAGCGGAAGTTCTCTGTGTTCGCCGATCCGGGCTGGGGCAAGACTGCCATCATGCTCGAATTTGCTCAGCACGTGCTAAAACAAATCAGGATGCGTCCGGTCCTGATCGTCTCGCCGCTGATGGTCGTTTCTCAGACCGTCGCAGAATCGGCCCGCTTCTATCCCGGACTGCCGATCACTCAAATCGCGTCTGGCGACGTGCAGAATTTTCTCGACCACGGCATGGGCGTCGGTGTCACGAACTACGAAGCGTTCAACCACGACTTGCGGCAAGGGCGGCTCGGGGCCTTGATCCTCGATGAGTCGCACATGCTCGCGCCGCACTACGGCAAGTGGGCGACGGCGGTTTTGCGATTGGGCCAAGGGCTCAAGTGGAAGCTGGCCTGCACTGGTACGCCGGCCCCCAACGATCGCATCGACTACGCCAATCACGCCGTCTTCATGGACGTGGCCAAAACGACGAACGAATTCCTCGCGACGTATTTCGTCAACCGCGGAAAGACGGGCGAGCGGTGGGAACTGAAGCCGCACGCAATGGAGCGGTTCTATCGCGATCTCTCCCACTGGTGCATCTTCATGGCCGATCCGGCGACCTACGGCTGGAAGGACAATGTCGGCACGATTCCGCCGATCCATGTCCACATTCATCGCGTCGACTTGAGCCAAGAGCAACGCGACGCGGCCCGCGATCTCACTGGTCGATTGTTCGTGGCAGAGGTCGGCGGCATCGGCCAGCGAGCGAAGATCGGCCAGATTGCGAAGGGGAAATACGACGGGAAGCGAATTGAGAGTTTCAAGCCGAAGTTCGTCCGCGATCTTGTTGATTCGTGGCCGACTGAATCGACGATCGTCTGGTGCAAATACAACGACGAGCAAGACCAGATGGCCGAGACGTTTCCCGAGGCCCTCAGCATTAGTGGGTCCACGCCGATCGACAAGCGAATTGAGATGCTGGACCAGTTCAAGCGGGGCGACAAGCGGATCCTGATCAGCAAAAGCCGCGTGCTCGGCTTGGGCTTGAATCTCCAGATTGCCACGCGGCACGTCTTCAACGGACTGCATGACTCACTCGTGGAATACAAGCAGTCGGTCAAGCGTTCCAATCGTGTCGGCTCGACGAAAGCTCTGAACGTTCACATACCGACAACCGAGTTGGAAGAGCCGATGATCGCGAACGTGCTCCGCAAGGCGGAGATGCTGGAGGCGGACACGGCGATCCAAGAGAATCTGTTTAAGGAGCACCGATGGCAACTTTGAAACCGCAGACGTGCGGCCCGCTTTACAAAGTTGGGCTTGAACAATTCACCGGCATGGACCCGGCTTTAATTCCGGTGTTCGCGGCCGGATTCGTCAGCGGAGAAGCGGAGAAGATTTATCTCGGGGCATGTCGAGCCGCGATGTTCCGGCCGTCGGAAGAATGGTTCAAGGTCGTCTTTGATATTTGCCTGAAGGTCGGCCACCGGTATGGATTGCAAGTGCGGATCCTTCCGTTCAATCGCGGTCGTGAAATCTGGGTCGTGCGGGATACGGAAGTCGGCGACGCAATCCTGAAAATGCAAACCGTCGAAGAAAACTCGGAAGAATGGCACGAAATCCGCGGACGACTCTGCGGCGTTCCGGGCCACAAAATCGACTATCAGTTTCACGAACGCGAAGGCTTTGGCGAAAGGTGCGACTGATGCTGATTCCCGAAGGCGAAGAATTCTTCATCCACCACGGCGATGCTATCCCCCATATGGAGAGCGTCATGCCGGAATCGTCAGTCGATTTCGCCATGTGCAGCCCGGCCTTCCCCGCATTGTTCGCGTACAGCGACAGCGAGTCAGACATCGGCAACGTCGAAAGCTACGGGGCGGAGTCCAAAGTCCATCTTGCATTCTTCTATCGCAGGATCCTTCGCGTACTCAAGCCGGGCCGCGTGTTCGCTTGCCACGTCATGCAAATCCCCGGCCTGAAGCGAGTGGGCGGCGAAGGCGTTCACGACTTTCGCGGGCTCAACATTCGCCTTGGCCAGCGAGCGGGATTCATTTACGACGGCGAAGTCATGTGTTCAAAGAATCCGCAGGCTCTACGAGACGGATCGAGGGTTTTGACGCCTCAAGGATGGAGCGAGATTCAGTCTCTCGCCATCAATGATCAAGTGATCGGATCTTCTGGTCAGCCGACGCGTGTCGTGGGCGTGTGGCCGCAAGGCACGAGAAGGCTGTTTCGCGTCTCGACGTCCGACGGGTCTTCAGTTGACTGCGACGGCAACCATCTCTGGTCAGTGATGACTACCGCTCAAATTCACGGAGAAAGGCGGCAAATCGTACTAAAGACGGAGGAGATCAAGAGTCGCGGGCTATTTCAGCCAAGCGGATCGGCGAAGTTTTTCCTGCCGACGATTGGCGGGGCCGTAAAATTCAACGCAAAGCAATTGCCGCTGGATCCATATCTGCTTGGCGTACTGCTTGGTGATGGCTGCCTGTCGAAACGCGGCGTTGTCGAAATTTGCACGCAACGCGGAATCGTAGAGAACCTGTCTCTTCCACATAATCATAGCCTCCGGCTGAATCCCGGATCCGAGCGCGGCAACGATGCTTCAACCTGGAACATCACATGCCCGGAATGGCATCGTAATGACGTCCTGCACGCGATTCGGTCGCTCGGACTGGAAGGCAAGCACGCTTGGGATAAGTTCGTCCCGCCGACCTATCTTTTCGCGGACGAAATGTCCCGCCGACTATTGATTGCGGGGCTGCTCGATACGGACGGAAAAAACAAGGTGAAGGGCGGCGTAGCGTTCCACACAACGTCGGAGCGTCTGGCTGACGACTTCAAGTTTCTTGTAGAGTCGCTTGGCGGAATCTGCACAAAGATCGCACGAGCGGGCAGCAAGTATCACCACAACGGCGAAACGCGATTCGGTAGAGTGATTTACGAGTTGACCCCGCGTCTTCGAGACGGAATATGTCCGTTCAGGTTCAAGGACAAGATCGCGAAGTGGATTCCGCCGCAGAAGGGATTCAGGCGGGCTGTCGTTGCCATCGAAGAGATCGGCGAATTTCCTTGCACGTGCATCACGGTCGAAGCCGAGGACGGTCTGTTCGCGACGGAAAGCTGCATTCTCACGCATAATTCCGAGGCGATTCGCACAAGATCACGTCGCCTGCAATTCGTCGGCCTTGAACGCGATCGCTCGCAGTCGGCCCCATGTCTGCCGGACTACATCATCAAGTTCCGCAAGCCGGGCGAGAATGCGGTTCTGATCGACAGCGAAAACCAAGTGAGCCGCAATCAGTGGATTGACTGGGCCGAAGCGTGCTGGTCGGATATCCGCTGGTCGCGGACGCTCAATACGCTTGAAGCGAAGGACGAAGAGGACACGCGGCATATCTGTGCGTTCCCGCTCGACATTTGCGAGCGGTGCGTGCGGCTGTGGAGTAATCCCGGCGAACTGGTACTGGACTGTTTTTGCGGCGTGGGGAGCACCGGCTACAGCGCCATCCAGTTGGAAAGGCGATTTTATGGAATCGAACTAAAGGAATCATATTTCGACGCCGCTATCAAGAATTGCAAAAGAGCTGTATCTTCAAAAACTGAACAAGGCGTCCTGTTCGCCTAGGAAAAACCGAGATGCCGATTTGGGTCTGCGAGGAATGCAGAGAAGAGTTCTGTCGACATCGTTCCGGAAAGAGGGCAATTAGATTCTGTTCGCAGCGATGCTATCACGAATGGAATCGAAAACACGGATCCGGACGCGGAAGGTTTAATCCGGGCAGCACGCCGTGGATGAAAGGTAAAATCGGAGTTTTCGGAGCAAACTCCGGCAGCTTCAAAAAAGGGCAAGTCCCCAAAACAAAACGGCCGATTGGTTCTGTGCGAATCAGGAAAGATAAAAACGGAAAGCCGCGAGCGTGGGTGAAGATCGCAGACAACGGAAATGTAGCCGACTGGAAATTACGTGCCGTCGTTGTTTGGGAAAGTGTTCATGGCGTATTGCCGTCCGGAATGCTCGTGCATCATGAAGATCGCAATACACTGAACGACGATCCATCTAACCTGAACTCTCTCGACAGGAGCGCACACATTACTGAACATCAAAATGAATTGGAGCAGGCGAGGCGATTGTCCGGAATGTACAACCGAATGCAAACATGACACTAGCCACCCTAATACGCGACCTCGCCCGCGAATCCGGCTTCATCCGCATCGAGTCCCACGCCAACGCGGGAGCGATCAAGGTCCAAATCGACTGGGGCATGGCCAAGCCGACGCTCTACATCGAAGCCGATCAACTGACCGATGAGACCGCCGAAGAGTCGCTGACTAAAGTGCTATACGTTCTACTGGATCACATCCGCAACAATCAGCCACACTGGAAACAATCGACGCCTGCGGCCCGACCGTCGCAGCCAGGGCCGGATTTGCCGACGTTCTTTTCTTGAAAGCGAGCGAAAACATGGCGTGGGATCCCAGCATCGAACACCCGCTGCACCCCGAACCGGCACAGAACACGACCGCGATCAATGTGTCCGATCCGGCGACTGCGGCACAGTTCGGATTGAAGCCGAGCGATCCGCCGGCACTGGAGGAAGGGGCTGACACCCTCGCTTCCGCCGAATCTCTCGGAATCGTCGGCTACGAGACGATTGGCAGTCTGGCTGGCGACGACAATGAATTCGAGCGTCTCAAAACCCGCCTGCACGAGATGAACCTTCGCGATCAGGAACTCCGTGAACTGGAGGACGAGATCGACCAGCAGGACCGCGTGATCGCCGACCTGAAAATCCAGTTGAAGGACGCGAAGGACACGCGGGAAGAGTTGATCGCCAACATGCGGCACGCCGTGCGAAGGCGGAACGCGGCCACGAAACAGAAGGCGTTGCCATTTGACGCGAGCAATGGGCAGCCGGCAAACGACGGCAGCATGTCAGCAAAAGACATTGCCGCACACGTCATCGAGTCGATCGTGGACGAAGCCGCCGCAATGCCAATCGCCGAACTCCACGCCCCGGAAGGCTACACGGAAAAGATGATCGAGGCCGGCATCACAACCGTTGGCGAACTCGAAAAGCGAATCGGTGCCGGCGAGTTTCTACCGTCCGCGATCAAGGGGCTCGGCCAAGCGGCCATCGACAAGATCACGGATTGCTTGGTGAACTTCCGCAACGATCATCCGGTGCCGGTCGCGAAGCCGGCTGAGCTCGATCCAGAGGATGATCCGGCCGTCGTCTCGGTATGGGTCGGCAAGTGCCGTCAACTGGCCAATAACGCGGTCGGGCTGATCGCGAAGATGGGTGACGAAGCCACGCAATACGCGAAGGAGCTGACCGCGATGGGCAACATGATCGACAAGGCCAAGCGGGTACCGGAGACGATGGTGAAGCGGATCGGCGAGCTTGGGGAGTTGATTGAAAAGGCACTTGCCGCATGATTCAAGGATGAGCGGCGGTGCGGGAATCGGCCCTGAGACCCGCACCGTCATTTTTTAGGGGCCGGACAGTAAAATCGCAGCATGGAAGTCGATGCGACCCAAACGAAGGCCCCCGGCCCGCAGAAATGCGGGCTTTTTTCATTGGCCAAGGGATAATCTCGACAAATCCCCGATTTCGGCCACAATCAACAGGAACTCCCGCCATCTCCGGGAGCGTTAGTTGCCTCACTGGCGGGCCTTCGGGAAAGCGGTCTATTCATGACGGCCGAAAATTCGTTCAGCCATTCTGAGCCCGTCGGCATCCTCGGGACAAATGGCCACGAGCCCCTGCTCGGTTTGGAGGGGAGACACGTCATGCCGTCGTCTACGCGATCCAGAGGCAACGACCACGAGGGGCAGGAAAGGCTCTTGGAGGCCATCTCCCAGCTTGTGGACGGGCTTCGCGACATGACGTCTTCGTGGGCCGTGGAGCGGAGCGACCTGATCAAAGACGTTCGGCTCATCAAGGATAAGATGGTCGATCTCGAATTGATGAAGGCCAAGGTCGACGACATCGACGAATTCATCAAGGGTGGAGACGACGGCCACCTTGGCGAGAGAATGGCCATCCATGAACACAAGATCAAAACGCTTGAGAGCGAGCACCACAACCGGCAAAAGGAACGAAGCCGAACCTTTTGGACGGTGATCTCGCTCATCGCGACGGTGTTCGCCGGCATCGCGGTCGAGGCCGTCAAAATCGCACTGGAATACAACAAGCACTGAGCAACATGGCGAAACGTAAACGCAAACCGAAGGCCGAAACGCCGAAGCCGCCGCGTGACCCGATCGTGCTGCTGCTCTATATGGTCGCCGGCCTGCTGGGCTTCGCGATGCTCGCCATCGTCGTTCTCGTCTGGTGCGAAAAACTCCCAGAGCAGAGTCGCACCACAGCCTTGGGCGGCATGACCGGCCTAGCGACCGCAGCGACGACGGCCGTCGGCATCGCTGCGAACCGATCCAGCATCGCGAACGCCAACGCCAAACAGACCCAGCAAATCGAGAACGCGACCAATCAACAGACGGCCGAACTCAAGGATCACACGGTCGGCGTTCTCAGCACGGTCAAGAATGCTTACGATGATTGGGCCAAGTGGAACGCCGCAAAGAACGTGGTCAACGACCAGACGCATCCGGTGACGTTCACGCCCGATCCTGAGAGCGAAGCCAATAAAAGGGCCAGAGCAGAATGGCGACAGCATCAACCGTCCCCGCCGCCTACGTGAGATTGACGGCCGGCCGGGTAATTCTTGGGATCGTCCTAGCCGCGATCGCGTTCGTGGTGCTGGATCAATTCCAATGCTTCCAATTGGGTGAACCGCTCGTCGAGATTGAAGGCGTCGGGCCGGACGGCGGCTGGGTCGCCCGCTGGCTGGCGTTTTGCGTCTTTCTCTTGCCCACGATCGTTGGGGCAATCTTCGACGGCTACAGCTTCAGCAAGGGGGCACACGCCATTGTGTCGCATGTTCCATCCGTGGCGAAGAGCGTCGAGGCCCCCGCTCCGCTTGTTGCGGTTCCGGCTGCGGGAGTTTCTCAAACGGAATTCGAGAAGCTGGCTGCGAGAGTCAAAGTGGCCGAACAAGCCTTGAACATTCCGGCGATTCAATAATGGACTACTTACGAATCCGCAAGTTGAACTTCGATCAAATCGAATACAACGGTGAGCGGATCGCCTACAGCCAAACTTCGTGGGAAGCGACGGATCGTGCCCACGCGATCGCAATGCGTCGTCTGGCCAATTGCCCCGGCTTCTGGGAGTCGAAAGAAGACGAGTCTGAAGCGATGCGACTCATCATCGCGGACATCGAAGCCGACGCGGCCGATCACGGATGGAAGGACCGCCTTGAAGACTGGGCCACGAAAAAACTGATCGAACTGGCGGTCAAGATTCTGATCTCGTACTTGGAAAGCCATTATCACGAACAGTATGCTGCCCCCGGTGCCGTCGGAGCACGGGAGAGTTTTGGGAGCGATATGCAAACATGGGCCACACAAGCCGCACAATCCTTGTCGGAATAATCGCCGCGGTGCTCGCGGGATGCGTGTCGAGCGACGACGGCCGCCACGTGACGCCCAATAAGAATGGGACCGTCGAGCGAATGGTCGCGTCCGCACAGCGGAAGTACGACCGCGATCAGGCCGACGCTTGGGACAAAATCGCCGACGACATGGAAGGCGGTAAGGTCTACGACAAGGGCGAACTGTGGACCGCTCTCAAGGACGGGCTTGCCAAAAAGTACAAGGCCGACTTCGCCGAAATGAACAAGTTGATGGACAACATCGGGGCTCAGCACCGCGACAAGTACGGCAAGCGTGAGTCTAAATACGTGCGGGCCATCGCACGCGGCTTTCGCAGTTTGAATTCTGACGAACCAATTCACCGCGACGACGAGCGAGACGACGAATGAGCGTGGGCGACTTTGAATTCAAACTCGGCTGGGCGTCCGAGCAAGAGGACACTTCTTATTTGCATGAGAAGTGTTCGCCACTTCGCATTTTCGGAGCGTACACCCCTCCGAAGGCAATCGATCCGCGAAAGTGGCTGAGTATTCGGTTCCAGATGATGGAATCAAGCTGTGCTGGGCATGGGCTGACGGCCGCCGCCCGCGTTGATAATTACTTCGCCACTCGCGGCGGAGTGATCGACCTGAGCCCGCAGTTCAGTTATCGCGTCGGGCAGATGAAATGCGGCATCCGCGGCGACCAAGGATGCACAATCAGTGGCGTGGTTCAAGGTGCCAAGGACTACGGGGTTCTGCTTGAAGAAGATTTGCCATACACCGGCGACTACAATCTTGAGCCGACGCGAGAAAACTTCGACGCGGCGAAGGATCATCTTGTGCGGACGCATACCGCACTTTATTCGTACAACGACGTCTTCAATTTCCTTGCGGCTGGACTCGGGGCTGTAGTCATCGGCATTCCGTGGCAAGAATCGCTCGCCAATCATCGGCAAACAAAAGAGCCCGTGGAAAGCGTTGAAGGCCAATCCCTAGGCGGTCACTGTGTCGCCCTGGTCGGCTATGTCGAAGACAAGGATTCGGACGGAAATAATTACATCATCTTGGTGAACTCACACGGCGATCAGTGGGGCGACCGCGGAACGACACTGGTTGCCTCAAGCGTCTTTCGCACTTGGTGTGGTTCTCCGCAATGCGAACTGTCCGGCATCAGCGACATGGAAGTGTACAACGCCGGCCGTGCCGACTTCCTGAACAATCCGCCCACGTATCAACCCTATCGGTGATCCATGAGAACGATTCTCTCTTTGGTCTGCCTGCTTGCGGTCGCGGGCTGTTCTTTGCCCGAACGTCGCCGACCGCACCGCGACGATTACGATTACGACCGGCACCATCGCCATTACCGGGCAGCGGACGATGCGGACAAAGATAAGAACGCCCCCGAGGATGGCACGCCGATCCCCGACGACTTGAAGAATCCGCCGGCCGAAACTCAGCAGCCGGCCCAGCCGTCGACCACGGATGCGTTGCTCGCCAAGATTGCGGATCAACTCGCTCAGCAGCCCACGGTCATGCACCACGAGTTTGAGTCGATGCGGCAGAGCCTGACCGGCATGCAAGCATCGTTCGATCAGAAGCTCACCGGCGTCCCCGACCGGGTGAAGGCCGAAGTCGTCAAAGCACTGGATCAACCGCCTCCGCCCGCGAAGGCCCCAGCGTCGGAAGCGAAGCCGAACGCGGCCAACCAGACCTTCGGCGTTCACGATCCACTGGATGACGAACCGTCCGCAACGCCATACGGCAATTACAGCGGCATCAGAATCCAACTCGACTTGCGGGGAACGAGAAGGCTGACGGACGGAACGCTCGAGCCGACGAACGGTCGTGCCCCCGCTTGCGTCGCGTGTATGAATCTGGTCAATGGCTTGGTTCGCGAAGCCGTCCCCGCGGGCTGGACCGTGGGATTCGACCGCAGCAAGCACTTCTGGCTGGTCCAGGCCGTGCCACGGGGCGGGCTCGACCCGACGATTGAAATCGTGGAGAACGGCATCGTCAAAACGGTCTACCACGGGTTCAACCCACCGACGATCGACAAGCTGATGAACGAGCACCCGCGAAGCGATCGGCGGCAGGCTGGGCCGGGCATCAAGTTTCCGCCCGAGGCCCCGGCTGTCGATGGCCAGTACGACGAGTGGCAGGCGTGGCGGAATCGCAGCTCGCAGCAGCCGAATTGCTCCGCACCGCAGGCTTACGCGGCACCGAATTGCTCGCAGCCGGCCGTGCAATACTCGGCTCCGAATTGCAGTCAGCCAGTGAACTACGGTTATCAGCAAGCGATTCCGATACAAGCGTACGGGCAGACGACTCGCTGTTACAACTGGGCCGCTGACCAGTGGCAGGATAGGCCGCCGGTGCAGCATATTCCTACGCAGCAGTTCTACGGCGGCCGCACAATCTGCACGCCGCAGGGATGTTTTACCTACTGAATCTGCTTCTGCACCCATGCCGCGAAGCGATTCGACCCGTCCTGATTCCAGTGGCCGTCGTGCTTGAAGAACAGGCCCCGAATCTGCGTTGGATTTAGACCCCGAAGGGCGTCGGCACCGTCCAAGAACTTCCCCCCGAGCAACTTGGCAAACGCTTCCGGCTCGGCTTCGTGCCAGCCAGTGATCAGGCTCTCCCGCGTCGGAATGCGAACCACGATGATCGGCACGCGAACGCGGCGAATGTCGTCGATCAAAGCTAACTGGTCCGCGTCGTATTTCCCATCCGCCGAATCACTGGGCAACGTGAACCGCTGAATTGACGCCGGCAGACCCATCAGTTGCGACATGATCCACGGTTGTTGACGCTTGTGAACCGGCAGTCTGCGAGTCGCCAAGGCACGCTCAAAGTCTTCGGTCGAGAGAATGTGGGAAGCGTACTCACCGGCAAGCGGCTTCAAGAATTGGTCAGCCTCCGCTTGCATCCGCGGCCACGTCTCCGGCTTCCATCCCACGCGGGCGAAATGCGGCTCGGCCGTGTCGCGATGGTCCTTGATCGTGAAACTCCGCTTCGTGTCGCCATAGAATACCGCGAAGATCACGCCGTCGAATTGGTAATTCTCCGCGATCGCGAACCGCGTCAGATTGCTCCACCAGTTCGCAAGGCCGCCCCCGTCCGTCGAGAGGTTGTAAAGCTGCAACTCCGGCCGCGATGCTTCGATTCGATCCGGCCAATTCGTCTCCAGACCCCAGCCGGCCGTGAACGAATCGCCGAGCACGAGATACCGTCTACGGATGCCGGACGGCTTTCTTAGTGTAAAATCATGGGCGTCGGGATAACCTTGGGCATTGCCGCGAATTGTCCCCGCACAGTCGACTTCGCCTGCGGCCATGCGAACGAATCGGGAAGGCGTCGTGCCGAGCCAATATCCGCGGACGGGATCAAAGCGAATGGTTTTGCCGGAGTCTTCCCAAGCGTAGAACGTCGTGTCACCTTGGGAGACCGAATTGCTGACCGCGAAGGTCAGCCCAAATTCTGCGATCAGGAGCGACAGGACAAGAATTGAAGCGGAGAACGCGAGTTTTTTTCGACAGGACAGCTTTCGCACGGATGATCGGCCTTTCCGGCCCGCAGTCCCCATTTTAACGATTCGGCCGACCCCATGCAAAAATCTCTTTCGGACTGACTGAATGGCCCTGCAAATCGTTGAAATCGATGTCGCTGTGCCTTCGTCGACCGGAAACGTCACTTGCACCACGCCGTCGAAGGCTCAGTTCATCATCGCGATTCCCTCGATTTCAACGGGGACGAGCACCGTTCCGGATACCGCCATTGGTTTCGGAATGTGCGACTCCAGCCTTAACCAGGTTGGGTTTTTCGCCCGCGGAGAAGACACCAGCGCGGGCACCGTTCCGGCCTACAAGCGACAAAACATCACCTCCCTCATTACCGCCGTGAACAACAGCGGCACTGTGATCTATGAGGCGAAGGTCACGGCGATTGGCAGCACAACATTCACACTGAATTTCACGACTGCCAACGCGACCGCTTTCAACATAATTCTTCTGGCGTTCTGCGGAACGGACATTACCAGCTCGGCCGTAGTCACGGCTCAGTCTCCAACGTCCGCGGGAGCCCAGACAGTCACAATTCCGACGGGCGTTCCTCAGTGTGTGCTCGTCGCGGCATGTGCCAGGACGGCGAGCGGCACGAGCACCAATGGTGGGGGCGAGGCTGACCTCTATCTCGGGGCAGCGACATCTACGTCGAGCCGATGGGGGACTGGATTTCAGATCATTCCGGCGGCCGGTGGCTCATCGTCCACATACTGTGCCGCGTTGCAACGAACGGACCACATTATTTGCGACGCCAATGCGGCGTCCAGTCCAAGCACCTATCTGCTCGCTGACATTACCGGATACTCCAGCGGGAGTCTCCAATTCACTTGGTCCAACGTGGACCCAACAGCGGGCGGCACCCTGTTTGCCGTTGCCGCGCTCTACGGAACATTCCAGGCGGCCGTTTTCAGCAATACGGCACCGACGTCTAACGGCAACCAGTCCAACTCGCTTTCTTTCACCCCAACAGGCTGCCTGATTGCGTCAGACGGAAGTGCCGCATCGACCAGTGCCGTCGCCGAGAGTGCGACCTCGTTTTCTATCGGCGTTTATGACGGCACGAATAATCGCACACAGAACGCAATTCTGGTCAGTCCCGTCATCACCGGGCTTTTGACCGGGCTTCTCTCTGCATACAGCACGACCGATGTTCTTGAGCGATGGTCTAGCGCCGGTTCAGTCAAAAAAGTCGGTGCTCCGGTCAACAGCCTCACGGGAGGTGTCCAGCTTGCCTTCAATCCGGTCGATGCAAGCGGCCCGCAGCAATACCTTGGGATTGCGTTCGGCGCGGCGGCCTCTCCCCCCGGCATTCCCACCGGCCTCGCGGCATCCTACGGTTCCGCAACATCCGTCGCCCTGAGTTGGACGCAAGGCAGCGGAACTGTAACCGACAACAAAGTCCAGTGGTCGACCGACAATGCCACTTGGACCACAGTCGACCAAGGTTCAGCGGTCACGAGTGCGACGATCACGGGCCTCACGCAGAACAATCTCTATTTCTTCCGGGTCGATGCCGAGAACACGAACGGCGGATCTGGCTATACGTCGTCCGTCCTCTGGGTCTGCGGCTGCAACGCGGGCGGACAGGTCGCAGCATCCAACGCGGACGCCTTTGAGAACACGCTCGGCACCGTGACGATCACCGACGCGACAGACACTCTCGTCGCACTGGACTATCTCGGCTTTTATTACACCACGAACTTCCCGCAGTTCGCTGACGTCAGTGCCGCGTTCCTCGTGGTCAATCTCGCGTCGATCACTGGCATTGCGGGCAGCGCGTCGATCGACATGCAAAACGCGATTCCGTCCGTCTTCGCGGCGACGTCGACCAACATCTCCAGCCGTACGCTCACGGGCGAATCGGTCAACTGGCCAATTGCCGGGCTCACCACGGGATGGAATCAATCGCCCAACTTTGCGAGTGCTGCCGACGCCGTTCTCAATAATCCGTCATGGTCGTCAAACAGTGCCGTCGCCGTGGTCGTGAAGGGGCTTGTCGGTGCGGCTGGCTTCGATGCGAATATGTGGGACGGGTCGCCGGGGCTCGCCGCTTGGCTGTTCATCGCCTACTCGACTGCGAGCACGGATGACTCCGGGGCATTCGGCGATCAGATGGGACTGATGGCTCAGGCGAACGCCTTCGTGGCGAACGAGTCGCACGAAGGGGCCTTCGTGGCGTACTGAAAAATTTGACGCTTCCCATGCGGCTCTGGTAAATTGCTCTTGTTCGGGTTGTCCACGGGGATTGCAAGCTCCGCGGAACTAAGCGGCGTCGGCCGTTGAGCACTCTTAACCCGATCGCTCCGCTGCGGACGCTGGCCCGAACGTTTTTCCCAAACTCTCTCAAAGGGCGAGCGAAATGAAGATCGTCAAACTGACAGCCGAGAACGTGAAGAAACTGCGATGTGTGCAAATTGAGCCGGATGGATCACTGATCGTCGTGGGCGGCAAGAACGGCAACGGCAAAACATCGTTGCTCGATTCGATCATGATGGCACTCGCCGGCAAGTCGGCCATCCCGTCGAAGCCTGTTCGCGATGGCGAGAGTCAGGCGACCATCGAAATCGAAATGGACGACGATTTCATCATCAAACGGACGATCAAGCCGGACGGCGATTCAAAAGTCGAAGTCCGCAGCAAAGCGGGAGCGAAGTACGGGAGCCCGCAAGCATTGCTCGACGGTTTCGCGGCCCGCTTCACCTTCGATCCGCTCGCGTTCAAGAGCATGAAGCCGAAGGATCAGGTCGATTTGCTCAAGAGCGTTCTTGGGCTCGACTTCACACACCTGGATAGCCAGCGTGCCGGGCTGTATGCCGATCGGACTGCGATCAACCGGCAGATTCGCGATGCGGAGGGATCGCTGGCGAGATTGCCGAAGCATGACGACGCCCCCTCGGATGAACTTCCGACGCCGGACATTACCCAAGAGGTAACGCTCGCTCAGCGGGCGGCGGGAACGCGGTCGCGGATCGAACAGCAGATTCAACAGGGCGATCGGGAAAGCAAACTGGCGACGCAACGAATCGTCGAATTGGTAGCCGAGATCGAATCCCGAAAGGCGGCAGTTCAAAAACTTGAACAGAACGTCGCAAACTGGAACGCGATTCAACGTCCGTGCTTTTGCTCGGACCTCGACAAAATCGAAACGATCGACGTTTCCGCTCTTAAGGCCGAAGCCGACCGCGTCGACGCCATCAACCGCAAGGTACGCGAGAACAAAGAGCACGCCCGAGCCATCGGTCATGTCAATCTGCTCAAAATCCGAGAGAGCCAGTTGACGGCCAAGATTGATGCGATCGACAAATCAAAGGCCGATCAACTTGCAGCCGCGAAGTTCCCGATCGCTGGGCTCTCATTTGGCAACGACAATGTGATCTTCAACGGCATTCCTTTTGAGCAACTTGGCGGGGCTGAGCAACTCCGCGTCAGTACGTGCATCGGGATCGAACTGCATCCCAAGCTGACGATCATGTTGCTCCGTAATGGGGGCGACCTAGACGAAGACAACTTGAAGCTGCTGGGGCAACTGGCCGATGAGCGTGACCAGCAAATCTGGCTTGAGCGTCCGGGCACCGGGAGAGAAATCACGATTGTGATGGAAGATGGCAGCGTTCTGGAGCAGAGAACGGCCGCGACCTGAAACAACGTTGACAAGTTTCCGTTTGGGACCATCATAAACCGAAATGATGGCCTGAAAGCCCAAACGGGGACTCGCTCAAATGGAACGGTTCGTATCGAACGGCTCGGGTGCGGCTGGCTCAAGCAAATCGATCCTTAACCTTTTCCAGAACGTGGCATCCCCGCTGACCAGAATGCGACTCTATGACTGCATTCTAGGATGTGGCCAAGCAACAGCCGACGCTACCGCCGAATTTTACATCGGCCGCACGACCGCCCAAGGCACCGCTGGATCGTCCTACACCCCGAACAATCTCGACCCCGGCGGCCCCGGCGGCGAGTCGTCTGCGGGCCAAGGCGTCTTCTCTGGCGAGCCCACGTATACGAGCAACAAGGATTTGCCGTACCTGCCTTGCCATCAGCGGAATACCGTTCGCTGGGTCTGCCCGGAAGGCTCGGAAATCGTCATCCCGGCGACGCAAAACAACGGCCTTGGCCTGCGATCCAATCAGGGCACGTCGACGGCCACGTATCGCGGAACCTTCTTCCACAAGGAATAGGCCGCGATGGGCCGCAGTCGCCTGCCGAATCGCGAGGCCGGGCTGATCACGACGACGGACACGCTCACCGGCCGCGTGCTCTCGGAAGTGTCGACCGTCCAGTGCGTGCATTGCGGGCTGCACATCCGCCGCGATATGTTGATGTACGCGGGCTTTTGCCAGAACTGCAACGGGTTCCACTGCGGCGACGGCTGCGAGGCGTGTGTGCCAACGGAGCAAATGCTGGAAAACATCGAAGCCGGTCGCGACCCGAGTTTTCGGCCGATCCGCTCCGGCCCGCGGTCCTTCGGTGGACCGGGAAACTCGACAATCTTCACGGGAGAATGACCGATGCCACTGAAATTGCGTTTCGTCTGTGAGTCGGCCGAGAAAGAGCACGGCGAAAAAGTGAAGTCCGTTCTGGCCGAAGGGGCAGCCAAGCCGACCAATGAAGTGACGAAAACGGTCACTCAGTCCGGCAAGCTGAAAGCGTTCGCTCACGCGGACAACACCGCGGCCTTCGCCGAACAGGGGCATCCGGCCGCGGAGTTCGTCGCGACCGGCGTGAATGTGGACGCGGGCGTGACCTTCGTGAAGGGCCACGAATACGTCATCACAGTGGAAGACGTGACGGCCGGTGCCGCGGTTCCGACCGCTCCGGTTGTGGTCCCCGTGGTCGTCGCCAGTCCTGTCGCCCCTATCCCGGGAGCGACAACTCCCGCAGTAACGTAAACCGCTTTGCCGGTTCTCGACGCAGGAACGCCCGGAGGCTTTGGCCGTTCCGGGCGTTTTTGTTGGGACTGATCGATGCCGAACCCTTTCTTCTATCAATCGCGGTCGAATGTCGATGTCAACGATTCGGACACCGACGTTTTCTTCGACACGATGAACGTGATCGTTATGGAGAACCGCCGCGAATACGAGCGGTTCCCATTCGCCGCGATTGGGGCCAACATCGGCGAGTTGTTCGGCTCGGACGACAACTGCTTCGCAGACACCGACCAGCTTCCCCAAGAGAACCGCCGCGATAATCACCTTTGGCCATACGGCGACACGAACGAGATCGTGAACGACCCGGCCCCCGTCGTCGACTCGGACGTGTTCACCGACACGTACAACGCGCTGCAGCAGGAAAATCGGAAGGAATACGCACCGTGGCCAGCCACCGCAATTGACGGCAATTCGGACTCGGCCGAAACGGACGTCTTCACTCTTGAGCAACTGCCGATCTTGGCCCGGGATGACTTCTTCGTGCGGCCCAGTCAGTTTCTCGACGGCAACGCCAATGAGGAGGGGCTTGTCGACAGCGACACGTTCACAGACCCTTGGAATGCCGTGCCCCAAGAGAGTCGTCGCGAATACGAGCGGATGCCGTTCGGCTCGCTCGACGGCGGTTCGGGCGATGGCACACTGATCGTCGACAGCGACACGTTCTCAGACACGTTCCAGCGAGACGTCACCGTTCGCTCGGACAATCATCTCTGGCCCGTCACCGGCCTCGACGGCAATGCCGAGTTCGGCGAAACCGATTGCTTCACCGCGGGCTTTGATCTGCCCCAAGAGAATCGGCACGAATTCTTCGTCAATCCGTCCGCGGGATTCACGGCGACGATGAGCGATGTGACCGTGGTAGATTCGGACTCGTTCACGAAGACGTTTGAGCCCCCACAGCAGAATCGCGTCGACCTGTTCGCGTTGCCGTACACGTTCTCCGGTGGGAACGCATCGGAGGACGATGCGAGTTATTACGTGTTCGCTGACACGCCGAACGCCGTGCAGCAGCAGAATCGGCGAGACGAGCACGCATGGCCAGCGGTCTGGTTCAACGATCCGACCACGGACGATCCGAGCGGATACATCTTCACCCTGGACTACGGACTCCCCCAGCAGAACCGGCAGGATGAATTCACGCGGGCGTTCTCCGCGGGGCACGACAGCAGCGACTTGGACGCGAGCTATTGGGTCTTCGCCGACGTTCTCCCGTTGCCGCAAGAAAATCGACACGAGTACGCCGTCTGGCCCACGACGGCGGCCGGCCCGAACACGTCGGAAGACGACGCGAGTTATACCGTGTTTGCGGACACATTTCAGGCCCTCCCGCAAGAGAACCGGCACGAGTATTTCGTGTTGCCGTTCGGTGCGGCCCACGACACGAACGAAGACGACCCGTCCGCGTACATTTTCTCCCGTTGGATCGCGGACCTTCCCATTGAGAACCGGCACGAGTATCTGGTCTGGCCAACGTCGAGCCAAGGCGACGCGAGCGAGACGACGATCGACCTGATGTTCTCGCAGACGTTCGATGTGCCGCAGCAGAATCGCCACGACGAGTTCATGCGACCCGTGTCTGTGCAAGGCGATTCCAGTGACGACGAGACGTTCAACCAAGCACAGTTCAACACGCTCGCGTTGCCGGTGGAGAACCGGCACGAGTATCTGGTCTGGCCCACCGTCGCTGGCGAAGTCGGCACGACGGAATTCACGTCGGGCGATGCGGAGTTTTCCGACCCGCGGCAACTGCCGCAGCAGAATCGGGTCGATCTTCACCTCTGGCCGATCAGCTCCGGGGCGGACTTCACCGACCGCGAAACTGGCGACGTGTTTTTCGATTGCTCGATTCTGCCGGTCGCCGTGCGATTGGACTTGCACGAATGGCCGTGGTCCAGCATCGTCGTCGATGTTATCGTAGGCATTGTCGTGGCGGGTCGCATCGAGGCCCTCGACGCCTACGCGAATTGGGCGTGTGCGATCGACTGCTACGCGAACTGGGTCGACGCCACTTGCGTGTTCGCCGGGGCAATTGAAGCAATAGACGGACAATAAATGCCGCTCCCCCTTTCATTCAATTTTTCTTGCGTAAACTACCGCGGAGTGAACGGCGAAGAAGAGGCCCCACGCTCGGCCCACTTCGCCGAATTCGACGCCGGGCCGGCTCCGCGTGCTCAACTGGTGATCCATCGAACGCGGCCCGACGAGTACAGCGAGAACCACTCCTATCGCGGCACGATCGAGCCGGCTCCGCAGCCGTTCAATCTTCCGGAATTCCCCGAGCTGCTTTTCCAGTGCTCGCACATCAATCACGACGACACGGGCGAGCACGCTCACCTCGTGGCGGAAACGGGGCTCAATAAGCGGCAATCCACGCTCAACCTTTGGAATGTCGCGGTTGGCACGTTCAAGCGAGGCGATTATTATCGCCTGCGAATCGAGACGAATGAAATCCGCACGTCGCCGCCGCAGGATGGCGTGATGGTGATTGATGCCAGTCCGGCAGTGGGGGCGACATGAGTGCGTTTACGGACATTCCGGCTAGACGGGTGAGGATCCGCGAAGGCGATCCGGCACGGCTCATGTCACGTCTGATCGATGCCGGCACCGGCACCTATCTCACCAATGCCCAAATGTCTGGCGGGTCGTTCGCGTGGCAACTCTTCGACTTACTGGCGGTCAACCCGCGTGCCCCGGTCAACACGGGCACGCTCACGCCGATCGCGACCTATCTCTTCGATTCGCTCGTGACCATCGATCCGCTCTGGACTGAGGACAACACGGGCTACAACTTTCTGTGGACTGCCCCCGGAACGCTATTTCTGCTGACGGGCGATTTGGCGGACACCGGAGGCGATGGCGAGTTCCGGATGGAGATCATCGCAACCCCCGGAAGCGGTCCAGTCTTCTGTGCGGGGGCTTGGCAGTTGTCCGTCGCGGAGATGTTAACTTACTCGTGATCGCTTCGCTGCCCCTTCCGAATCTCTTGGACCACTTTCGTCAGAGACGGCATTCCCAGATCGTGCCTGATGCCGCCGAGCCGCTCGTACCTCGCGTACTTCCGCTTCACCTTGAACGCGAGATAACTTCCGGCCAACTCTTGCAGCCATTTCCAAGAGAAGTAGCCGAGCCACGGCGACGACAGCGTTTCGTAGATGAGTGCTTCGTCTCGCGTAATCATCGTCCCTCCCAAGCCCCAATCAACGCCGCAGGCACCAACGCCAGCAAGCCGGCGAGAACGTAAAGCAGAACTGGGTCAGTCAGCATTTTGCGGCCTCTCGCCCTTCATCGGTCAACTCGTATTCCGGATCATCGTACGGTCGCCGGATGTACCGCAAGAAAAGTGCGTTCATGTCGGATACGGACACTCTCGCTGTCGCGTGCTTGCTCCCCGGCCGGCCCATTATTCCGGCCAAGTCCTCGCGGCCGGAGCACTCCAGCCACCATCCATGCGACATCCGAAACAGCACTCGCCGTTGACGCTCGGTGAGCGGCGGATCGCCGATGATAGGGTAAGTCTTACGTCGAACCATCGGCCACCCCGACGCAACGCATCAACTCGGCTTCCGTGCTCACGTCCAAATCCATGCGATCAGCAGGAGTCAGCCGCAAGCACTGGGCAAACCGCTCCCGCAGTTGTGGGTCAGTCGCGATCACGGCCCGCAGCAGCATCCGCAGGCGTCGCTCGCGAAGCTTGATCCGCTCGGCCCGCACCCGTGCCCGCTGGACTCGCAACTCCATGATGAGTCGCACGTCGCGTTGCTCCCGCTCGACCGTCTCACGCCAGACCGCTTTCCGCGGCCGTTCCGTCGTCAGCATTGGTTGACCTTTCGCTCTGTTTGGGTTTCGCTCGTTCAAAACTCTTTTTCGATCACTCGCTTGATCTCTTCCACGTCTTCATCGAATCGATCGGCCAGTTCGACACATTCCGGGCCGCGAGAGTTGAGCCGGATATGCCCCGCCGCTCGGTCCAACTCGTACGCGGCGAGCTCTAACGCTTCACGCACTCCACTGGTATGAGTTTTCTTCGCCATCACGTCGCCTCCCGTTCCAAATCCTCTTGGCACGTCCATCCCTCGCCGCACTCTTGGCACACCCAATACGACGCGGTCACGACGTGCTGATCGGGGCACGTCTCGACTTCATGCCGCACGTTCGTCGAACCGCAGTCTGGGCAGCGTTCGCTGGTCATTGGCTCACCGTTAATTGTCGAACCAGAAAACGATCCGAACATCATCCGGCCGACCGAGTCGCCACAACTGCGGGAGCGTGTCGGCAAGGAAATTCCGGCAGCACTTGTAATACGGCAGTTCCCATTCGCAACGGCAGTAGACGTGCTCTAGTTCTTTTGCGATCCGCGGGACCGCCGACCACTCTTGGCCGTAAGGTTCCAGCAACGCCCGCATCTCCGCTTCGCTGATCTTGCGGATTCGAGGCCCGTCGATTCCTCCGCATGTTTCATTGGGACTCTCGCCTTGTCGGCGGTCGTACCGCTCCCATCTCCAGAATTCAGCAGCATTGACGAATGCTCGAAGTTTCGTCTTTTGTGTCCAGTCGTAGGCGATCAGTTCCGAGACGGTCAGCCACGTATGACTGTGTCCGTCGCAATCCCAGCGGTCAGATTTGGCCAGCACTGCGGCAGAAACATCACTGGGCAATCCGCGGGGCATCGCGATCGGCTTGAACCCGGACCCAGTGTCGCACCCGGCGAAACCGACGCCATTTCTCACGTTGGCCAGAATCGCGAACAAGTCGTAATTGCGGCCATCGTACAAATGCTGATTGACTGACAGTCGGGCGTCTTCTCCCTCGTCCGCGTACTTGTCGCGGTCCCACGTGTCCGCGGACTGCCAGATGCCGTTGACCTTGTTCTCGACGTACAGATGAATGTCACATCCCATCGCTTATTCTCCCTTCGCTCGTTTGCGTTGAAGATCGGCCCGCTCGCACGCTTGGTCCCAGCCGCCGCCTGGCTCGTCGTAATACTCGTCAACCGGGTCGGGCTCGATTGGCCGCGGCGGAGGCCGGAAGCGACCGAACACTGAATAGCAGCCCAGTTCGGCAATCGTGTGATCGCAAAATTCGGAGCAGCCACAACCGCGACGGGCTTCACAGAGTTCGTCCCAGCAAGTTGGGCACCAGTCGAGCCCAAACGCCCTAATCCCGGCCTGTTCGTCGCAGTGGTCGCACCGTCCGGCTTCACAGTCCAGCAACTTGAGCCCGTCAGGCAGTGGATAGCCGCACATCTCAGAATCCTTTCTACGGGCAATAACCGCCATGAGCCGCAACCGTCGCCTTGACTCGCCGCAATACGGATTCGACGCTCCCCAGCGGTTTCCAATCGCCGCACACGCCGAGCATGACAAACGGCCTGTAGCCCTCAACGACGTCGCCAGTCAGGCGAACGTCGGAGCAACGGAAAACCCACTTGATGCCGCGAATTTCGGCGGCGGAAAGGGGCGAAGTGATTTGAGACATGGTTGACCTTTCGACTTTTTGTGAACCCTGATTATTTGTCGGAACGCAACACTTCCAGTTCGGCGACCTTTTCGATCAGATTCGTGATCGTCCGCAAAATTGCCGGAAAGTCGTTGTGAACTCGCTCAATCCATGCAAAATCGTTCCGGCCAGTTTCATCCCATCGGTAGCAGTCGTCATCCTCATGGATTTCCGCAACTTCGCTATTCAGCGTATCGAAGATCGGCTGACTCTTCGCATTCGTCATCACGCGGTATGCCGAGCGGTTTTCGCGAACCTGAATCGTATCGGCGGACCACATGCCGGGAGTGGTTTTGCAGAACAGTTTTCGCAATTCTTCGACGTGTTGTTTGGTCAGCATTGCTACGTGGACTCCGGTGCCGGATAGGCTTCGGCCAGTTCTCCGGTGAAGCGATCGCGAGTCGGCCAGACGATCCAGACTCGTTTCACGTCCACAATGCAATAGCCGGGCTGCATGTAGGCCATGCAATGCATGTAGGTGCCGGCCGCGACGACATGAGGCATCCCTTCGTGGTACGCAAAGGTCGCGAACCCGTTTTCTCCGAAGTCTGTGTTCGCGATGTAGCGTGCGATCGAATTGGGCGACCCGACCGGGATTTCTCTCTTTGCCATCGCCGTGACCTTTCTACTTTTATTTGACTGCCCGCACGTCGTTTCTGTATAACAGCATCTTGACGACCGAAAAGCATTCTGTCAATTGCTGTTCTACAGAAACTAAGAAAAAATCCCGAATAGACATAAGTGCTTAATGGGTAAAACCGTACAACGAAAACGAAAGCCCGGTCGGCCGAAATCTCCGCTTGGCGAAAGTTTCGTATGCGGAATCAGGCTGCATAAATCGGAACTGGCTTTGGCCAAGAGTGCCGCCGACGTAGCCGGCGTGAGCCTGTCAGAATTGCTGAGAATGGGGCTCGGAATGATTGTGAAAAAGGTGCTCGGCAAATGACAGCCGATCCAGTAGCCGATCCAGTAGCCGAGCAAGCCGCAGCCGAACTCGTCGCCAAGGTCACGCTGCAAGTCGACGCCGCGGTAAAAGCCGCGATCCAGATGCTGCGGCCGGTCGCGTTCGAGATCGCGATCGCGGAAATCCGGGCCAGCGTGCCGAGCATAAAGTCCGATACGAATCGGAGAATGTTCGACGCCATCCTGGCCGACGAAGAGAAAACCGCGATGTTCCTGGGCCGCCAGTGTGCCAGCAAGTGGCGAGCGGACGCGGGGCAAGTGGCCGGCATTGCGATGGACAAACTGCGGGCCAGTGACCCGCAAGCGGCCGTGCGGCCTGAGTCGCTTTTTCACGCGGCACTCGGGGCCATGCTGCTGTTTTTGAGCGAGCGTGCGGTTGATTTGGTGGGCGTGAGCGAAACCCAAACGAGCGAAAGGCAAGAAACGTGAGCACAGCAATTGCGGCGAGAAATCCCGCAGCAACGATGATCGTCAAAGGCACCGAGGCGATTCGGAGCCGACTGCCGGCCGGCATGAACGTGGAAAACTTCATGTCCGCGGTCGTGATGGAAGCGAACAAGCTTCCCCCGAACGTCGCCCCGCGCAGCGTCGCGGACTCCGCGATGAACTGTGCGATTCTAGGTCTCATTCCGGGATCGGCACTTGGACATGCCTATTTCGTGGCATACGGGAAGGACAATCCGGTTTGCCAGTTGATTGTCGGCTATCGCGGCTTTCTTGAACTGGCCTACAACTCGCGGTTCCTCAAGTCGGTCTATGCGGAAGTCGTGCTGGCTGGCGAAGACTTTCGGCAATACGCCACGATCAGCGGCCCGCAAATCGAGCACGAGATTCCGCTTGACCGGGCGATGATCCAAGAGAATGTGGTCGCTTCGTACTGCGTCTGGGAGGCCCGCGGCGGCGGCCGTGGACTGTCGGTCGTGCCGAAGTCGGAACTGCTTCGCATCCCGCAGCGAAACGTCTGGCTCAGCGAGTTTTCGGAGATGTCCAAAAAGACGGCGATCCGCCGCAGTTCAAAGGTCTGGAAGCTCAGCCAGACTCTTGCGATGGCGGTCGAACTGGATGAACAGGCCGAACGCGGGGATCCGCAGCGGCGAATTGTGGACTTCGACGGATTCGATGATCGGCCCGTTCCCGACCGGCTGCCGGGCGAGTCCAAATCAGACCATCTGGCGAACGTCCTGGAAACCCGCACGCAAGCCCCGGAGACCGCTCAGGCCGCGTCCCCCCCCGTGGGTGACTCGACAGCCGGGAAGCCGGCCGAAGGCACGGCAGAAGCGAAGAAACGCGGCAGGCCGGCCGCAACGAAGGCCCCAGCGGCGACGGCCGCACCGGCCGATCCAAAGCCGACGACGCATCCCGCCCATTCTGCCATCGACGCGGGAACTGCGACTCAGCCCTCACCACCCGCACAGACCACTTCACCCGCAGCCCCGGTTCAGGCCCCGACGCAGGCCGCAGCTCCCGAGCCCGAATGGCGTTCCACGGCGACGGAAATGTACGAAGAGACGATCAAGGGCATCGAGGGGCCGAAGGACTCCGAAGTCGTCGATGACGTCCGCAACCAAATCAAGTGGGGAGCACAGCACAAATTGCTGACCGAGATTCAGGCGAAAAACCTGTCCGCCATGCTGGAAGGCAAGTGGGCATTGGTCGGGCCGAAACCGGGGCAGACAGCGTAGTGAAACCCGATTAGGATGGTGTGGTCAATTGGAACACTGGGAGCGATTCATGCCGGATGAAAACACGCATCATCTCGATTTCTCAAAGCTGCTCGCAGTCGTCGCCGTCTTTGCCGTGCTCTTGGGGCTGGTCATCGGCGGGACTGTCGTCCTCGGGCCGCAACTCGTGCACTCGCGGCAGACGCGGGACGACGAGCCGGAAGAGCGACCCGACTGGCACGACCGTGACGACCACGCCAGTGACGCGGAGTCTGGTGCACGGGCCGCAAAGCTCGGGCTGTCATCGCTGTCGAATCCGTTCCATCGCGACGACAAGCGATCCGTCGAATGGCTGGGCGGTTACATGCGTCAGCGTGAACGCGGCGGGTGGGGAAGCGGAGCGACCGCACCGGCGACCGCGAAGGATCCAAACGCGAAGTGAATACACTGTTTTGGGGAGCCGGCCTACGATCCGGATAGAGGCCCGTTGAGTAATTCTCAGCGGGCTTTTTCATTTGACTCGTGCGGCTCTTTGACGAGCAAGAAGCACCGGCCGCATTCCGCGTGCGGGCAAATAATCACATCCCGCCATGCGTGACGCGGACGCGGAAAATCGTGCATCGTGAAGCCTTCGGGAACTTGACACTTCTCTGGACAATCGACATTCGCGGTATAGATCATTGCTCGGAACTCTCAGTCGGCTTTTTTGTTGCGTGCGTCGAGCATTGCGTCGGCGTGCTGATACGCACGCTCCGCGACCGTCTCGTACTCTTCGGCCATATCCCTGCGAATCTCGGCTGACATCGCCAGCCCCGCGAACCAGTCTCTTAGCGACATCCCCGGCCCGAAATCCTTCGTGCCGTGATTGCATGGGAACGCCGTGCCGCCATCGGCGATAACCTCAAACGTCGCGTCGATCAGCCCCTCCCGGCCGTCGATCGCCGGCTTCAACGCAGCGAAGGCCCGATCAATCTCCCGTTGCACGTCCGCCGTGTTGCCGATCTCGTAAAACAGGATTTGTTCGTTCGCCCACTTCGCAGCATGGTCAATGTCGGCAGTATTGCACTGGGCGAGCCGCTGATCGCGTTCGTCCCAGATTCCAAGAGCGACAAACCCGCTCGCAATGCGTGCTGTCGCTTCCAATCGATACTTCGGCGTGTCAGTCATGGTCAATCGTCCTTTCGGCCATATTTGTCGGCCTGAATGCGGTCCTGCTCGATGAGGTATGCCAGTTGATCGCGACGACGCTTACCAGCATTGTGGATCGAGACGCAAACCCTGTTCTTCGGTAACGGCAGGCGGTAGTAGCCCATGATTCCGTGCGTCTCGAATCCGAGTTCACGGCAAGCGTCGTCGAACTGCTTTTTCGTCATGTCGCGGGCCGTCTTCATGGCTCACTCGCCTTTCTTGAACTGTCGCTTGGTTCCGGGGTACGACAGAATGGGGAGCGGGCAAAACTTTGGGAAAGAATCAAGATCGTCGTAGACGCCCTGAAACATGAGCGAGCATTCATCGTCGTACGCAAGGCACTCGGGGCAGTCTCGGCACTTTTCCAACACGATCAGTTGATTGGGATCCGCGCCGGGATGCCAGTCGTGGCTGATGAATAACCGGCGGGTACTCATCGGCTGACTACTTTCACAGTCACTCGCGGCACGACGCTCGTGTGTGCCACGATCAACTGCCGGCTCGGCTCCAACTTCTCAGCGACGGCCTTCCAATCCACGCGGGACACCTCAGCATGGCTCACAGTCGCACGGAAGAGCGTGCCTTCGCCTTCGGACACGCCGGCCGCGATCAGGGCGTCTCGCAGGCGTTCCTTGCGTTTCTCAAGGTCGGCCAGTTCGGCGTTGACGGTGCCGAGCTCGTCGATCAGGTCGCCCACGGATGGCAGGGCGAGGACCGTGCGGGTGAATGTGGAGGCGAGTTGTTCGGTCTGGGGGGTGGAGTTGATCATTTTGACCTTTCGACTTTTTGGTGGGGGAAAGAGAACGGACTAAGCGAATATTTCGGTGAAAGCGGCATAGTGCAATTCGACCGGAAACGGCAACACAATGCCGAGTGCTTCACAGGCCATAATTTGGATCGCGTAATCCGCGAAGACCTGGAGATAAAAGATCCGGTTCTGTTCTCTTGCGACGGCGGGATCCATTCCACGCCAGCCTGCCTTTTGATCTTTCCGCATCGCTTTGACCTTTCGACTTTTTGAGGGACTGTCGGGCATCGTGTCTCGGCACTCCGTGGAATGCCGGTGGATGAGGATCGATTAGGCGGAAAACGCGGATTCGACAGCTTGGAAGCCAGCGGCCAAATCGAAGGCGTACGAGCGATACATGCGGCGGACCCACATGAACGACTTCCCGTAGGACGATGCGGTGAACCGCTCGACCACGGTCCCGTCTTCGTCCATCACTCCCAAGTCGATTTGCCGAGGATTCTGGGGGTCCATTCCGCGGATGGCTTCGATTGTATATTGCATCGTTTTGACCTTTCTTTTCCGGTGTTTCGTTCGCGTCTGAGTGTATTTTACCAAGGATCGGACGCCTTGCAAGATAAATCGATGCTATTTTTCTGAAAATGTGATGTTTTTTCTAGGCCGGCCCCTCCCGCGGTGCAAATCAGCCAAGTCTTTGCGGCCGATCGATTGCATTATCTGCTTATACAGCCACTCGTTACGTGTAATTGGTCCACGCAATAGGTCGATTGCGTCAACCGTCGGCTTCGGCAGCGTGACATACAGGCGGATCGTTTGGTCGTCTGACTCGTTTTCCACTTCAATGACTCCTATCCGGTAAATCACATCGAATTATATCGGCTGTCGCACGCTCGTGTCAAAGAAATTTCGGGCTTGACAGGTCCGCCGGCCGGATTAAATTGGACCAATCTCACGGCATCTGGGTAAAATGACGATTCACGCGGCGAAAGCTGCTTCTTGAACCGCCTCCCCAGTGTCGTGAGAAAACTCTGATGAGGCGGTTCTTTTTACGCGCGGTGATCGATGCCCGAAGCGTTCACGATGCGAGCCCCCTGCCGCTGGTGCGGCGGCGAGACAGGCACCATCACCCAGAAATCCGGTCAGGACTGCGTTTACTGCGTCTGCGGGCGGTATCAGTACAACGCCCCGAAGAGCGAGACTGGCCGCGGCGACGGCCCGGCCCCCCCGCACGTCACAACCGGCGTGCTGATCTACTTCGACGGCGCCAACGAGCCCCGTAATCCGGGCGGCACGGAAGCCATCGGTTGGCAAATCTTCTCGGAAGGCGTCGAAGTCCACCGCGGCCACAAAATCATCGCCGAAGGCCCCCAGACCACGAATAACCACGCAGAATGGTGCGGGCTCGGCACGGCACTGAAGATCGCGCTGGTCGAACTGAAACTTCCCGGACCGATCACGATCCGCGGTGACAGCAAGCTCGTGGTCTACCAACTCTCCGGTTCGTGGAAGTGCAATAAGTCGCACCTGCAAAAGCTTCGTGCCCGCTGCTTGGAGATCTTGGCCGGCCGCGAGTGGAAAGCGGAATGGGTTCCCCGAGAACACAACACGGTCGCCGACGCGGAAGCATCGCAGTGTTATCCGATCGGCATGAAAACCTTACGGGAGCGGCACTTATCGAATAAATGACTTCATTTTCGATCGCCCGCTCAAGTGTCGCCGGGTTCACGACCGGCAGCGGGAATAACGCATCGGTGTTGAAGTTTAGCCGATGCGGTGGCCTTTCGCGGTGCCCGCCGACTCGCGAGAGGTGCCATTGGGACGATTCGCCATGCGAGTTGTTCGTTGGCAACACCGGTGACTGCGGGTGAGAGACCGCCCCCTGCCGAACGGTAAAGAGACTTGGCAGGGTGTACGTAAAGCCGGGGAGTGCCCCAGAAGATTTGCCGTTGGGGCCGTGCGGAAGAGTGTTCTCAAGAATCGAAACACCACGGGCACGACGTAATGCCTTCGCCTCAAAAACGAAGGTGCTTACTGCGAAATTGCGTCGTGAATCGCGAAACTTCGCTCAAAATTCGTGACGAACGTCTAATTTGAACGGTTTCCAGCGCATAACCAAACAGCCCGGTTAGCATCCCCCTGGAAAGCCCTCCGACGTTGGGAGCGAGTGAGCGAAGGGAGCGGTCCCTATGGGACAGGTCGTATTCAGAGATCAGGGTAGTTTGTAACAGGCTGAGGATAACTCACCAAGCAGCACAAATTTCGGCCCCGCGACAAAAATTTGACGCATCGCCCGGCGTTTTGATAATCTGCGAATTGGGATGACCAAAACGCGATGCGAAGGCCCAAAGGAGACGCCCAATGAAGAGTTAACCGTCGACCACATTTGATGAACTGGTTCTGAACTTGTTTTCCGTGGAATTGCTTTGCTGAATGACCGAAAGCTGGGTGGGGAAACTTGCCCGGGAATAGGACGATGGTGAAGCGGCGAGCGAAAGAGGGAAACGCGATCCCGAATTCGTGTCTCGCGTGTAACCATCAGGTCTGGCAGCGGCGTTTCGGCTTTGGGACTGAAATGCTCGCAACTGGAAAGCGGCGTATCCAGCGGACCTGAAACGGTCTGGGAGGGCAGGCTCCGGCCACCAAGCCGTCCTGCCACGCCGATCTTGACCTTGCCCCAACCGCCGCCCACCGGCAAAAATAATCCAATGGACACCCCCTCCTCGGTGGGCGTCGGGAGATTGGCATGGACCACGAAGAGCGAATCAAAAATCTTGAACAGCGAACGACCCTGTTGTGGCTGATGCGACTTTGCGTCCTGGGGCTCGCGCTGATTTCAATCGGGACAGATCTTCGGGTTCGCGACATCGAGTCGAAACTCGGTGCCGTAAAGGCTCCGCTCGGATGGCCGTCAGTGAAACGGGTTCTTGGATACGACCGTCCACTTGCTCCGACCGAAGACGGCAAGTGATCAATGGTGATCCAAGCCTCAGCCCTGTCGACCAGCATCGCCGGAGTGCCGGACGATTCGCCCGTGTCGATGTTGCCCGAGCGGCCGGACATCGCGATTCTCCGCGACGCCTTGGCGAACCACTGGAGCCGCGATCCGGCCAAGCAGCAAGTTCACATCGACGGGCTGCTGCACATCGCCACATATCACCCGAAGGCGAAGGCACGCATCGAGGCGACGCGGGCTCTCGCTTACATCGACAGCGTTAACCAGCGACGCGAGGCCAAGCTCCTAGACATTCTCTGCGACCGCGGCCGCGACCCGTTGCCGAACCCCGCTCCGGTCGTGCCGCAGGCCAACCAGACAGTGATCGGCCAAGTGAATGTGATTGCGGCGGGTGATCAGCCTGCTTCGGATCCGATGTCGGGTTTGATGCGGCTGATTCAGTCTGGACTGCCGTGTCCAAGCACGCAGCCACTGACGCCTGATCAGCCATCCGCTCCAATCACAGCCTTGCACGAGAAGCCCGAGGGCGGGCAACGCGGCCTTGTGCCGACTGCTGAGGATGGTGCGGCGCCCGAGGGGCAAGCGGACACGCCCACGCCTGCTGAGCGGCCCGAGATGCCCGACGAGTCCACGTCGTTGCTGGATCGGATCAAACGAAACGGGAACGGACACAAGCCGGAATGAAAACATTCATGTGGTCGCTGTGGCTGTTCATGAAGTCCGCGCTCACCTTGGGCGACCGATGTTGCTGGGAGTGCGGCGGCCGGCTCGTACAAGGCAGAGATGAGCCGTGGTATCGAATTGAAGGCCGTGATTATCATCGGATTTGTAGCGGCACTGACCGATTCGATGGGGTGGCGTGATTCGGAAGAACGGAGCGAATGGCAATGG